ATGAATTCGCCAAACCTTGTGAGCGCTGTCGAAGAAATCACAGAATGCGACTCCAAAGGTAATCCGACCCGGCCCGTTGCCTCCGCGGGTGACCGGGGGATTGTACTGGAGGTGCATCGCGACTGCTACACTGTAAAGTGGGAGCGGTCCGGACTAATCTGCGATTGCGACTTTGGACAGGTCCGGCTGATCCTGCCCTCGCTCAGTCCAGACGCCACGCTCCATCAATGACGGTTAGGAGCGCTCGAGCGCCAGTCGCGTAGACGGCGCAGTGTGTGTTGAGCCAACCGCCCGGCCCGGCGGTGTACTCAAGCCTCAATGGAGTGCTGGTTCCACACTGGTAGTGTCCGTCGCAAACTCCGGGAGTGTGGCTGTGTCCGCTGATGACACGCGAGCCCAACCGGGACAGGTTTCGCAAGCTTCCTCGCGCACCATTCGGGCCCCGGTGGCCGTGCATCCCGACTTCGCTCTCGCCGAGAACAAGCGACTCATTGCGGCCCAGGCACCGGATGTTCGCGTCGCCGCGGAGCTGCGCCACCCAGTACGCCCACGCGTCGGCGTACTCCGCTCCGCCACCGGTCATCGTCGCGGACTCAAGCAGCACACGCGCTGTCTCGAGGTAGAACGCTGCATTGCGCGTGTCGTGGCGCCAGTCCGTTGACCGGACCCACCGCGCCAAAAAGTCGCCGTGGTTGCTGTCCACCAGGACAGACTGACGTCCGCGCGTGCGGTCAGCGACGAATCTGACGGCGTGCTCCACCTCCGCGCGCACGTCGCCCAGGCCCGCGCGCGACTTCGCCGCGGCGATGAACGGGTCCCCGTGGTGGTGAGGGTTGACGCTGTATCCGTCCAAGATGTCGTGCCACACCAGCGTGCGTGGATTGAGCACGTCGACGATGCCGGCGGGGCCGAACGTGGCACGGTCCACCGCCGGGCAGGCGAAGCGCGCGTGCGTGTCACCCATCACCAGGCCGAGCGCGGGCGGGGCCTTGCGCACGCCAGCAGAGGTGTAGAGCGTGGCCAGGTCGATGAACTCGCCGGTCTCCCGGTCCGCGTTGAGCTGGCGCAGGTGGAAGCGCGAGCCGTCGAGCTCGACGACGACAGCCCCCAGGTAGTGGTGGAACGCGCCGATGGCGCCGGCTTTGGTGTCGGTGAAGTTGGGGACGGTGCACGCGCCCGTGGTGCTCAGAATCTTCGGCGTCCGGCCGCTCGGCACCGGCACCGACCGGAGCGCCATCTTGGTATGGCCGATGAGACAGGACTCGCCACCCGTCAGCGACTCGAACCCGGCGAGCGGGTCCCGCGCCGTCGGTTGCGTCTTGACGTCGGCGGCCAGCACCAGGTGCGGACCGAGCCGCTGGCGCGTGTTGCACAAGTACGGCACCACCTCGGGCGCCCACCACTCGTCAGTGTCCTGGGACTGGGTCCACTGGGATGTGGGGTTGCGGTAGCGGAGGGGCACGACCACGAGCTCCGCGCGCAGGTGCTTCGCGGCGACGCGAAGCGCGGCCCAGAGGCCGGCGTGCACGGGTGTCGCGTTCTGCGCGCTGGTGATGAGCAGCCGGCGGGCGGTGAGCTTGCGGTCGAACCGCTGCGGCGCCTCGAGGGCGACTGGAGCCACTCCCTCACGGCAGGCGCGACACACGGGCCGACGGCCACCCTTGCACCGCGGCGACTTGTCGTAGGCCGTCAGCGGCTTGGGAGCGCAACACCTGGTGCATACGCGCGTGGGATTGGGGCTCATCGCTGGGCGCTCCGTTGCGCGAGGTGCTCATTCCAGCGGGCGAAGTATGCGCGCAACCCATCGCGCTCCAGCTCGACAGCGCCCCACGCGAGCGCATCGGCACGCACGGGTGGCGTCAAGTCGTAATGTGGCTTGCTCGCATTGGGCGGGGCTTGGAACCACTCGCGCTTCAGGCCGATGCGTGCGGCCATGGCATGCAACTCAGCTTCGCCGTCTGGGTCGCAAAGGAGGTGACACCAACGGTGGCCGTGGCGCGCACCTGCCCGACGGGTCGCCGGATCCTTCGGAGGCGGATGTGGAACGAGCTGGTCAACGTAGACGGTCATCGCGTCACCACTCCACCGAAAGCGAGACGCCGGCCGTAGCCGGCGCCCCGGGGCCCGTGGGAATGAGGGTCCAGGCGCCGGCCGACACGGGCCCCCACAGCCGGCGCTGGATATGACCGCCCACCAGGACAGGGCTGGGATTCAGCCGCACCGGGACGCCCACGAGCAGCGACGCGCGCCAGGCCGGCGCGGGCGCGGGTGTCTCCACCCGGTGGACGTCAACGGTGCGCTCGGCGGCGGTGGCCACCTCCGCGCGCTCAACGCGCGCCGTGTCCGCGCGCTCGACCTCGCGCACGCGCACGGTGCCGTCCGGCGTCTCCAAGCGGTCGCGGTAGACCACCCGCGTCTGGACCTCCGCGGCCTCGCGCACGGTGACGACGCGGACACGGTCCTGGTAGACGACTTCCTCCTGGACGACGACCTCGGGCTCGGGCGTCGTCGCGGTGAGTCGACCGAGGCCGTAGCCAAGCACGGCGCACGGGACGGTGAGCGCCGCCGTGATGAGGATGCGGCGGTTCATTGGCGCGTCTCCTCGAAACGTTCGCAGGTCGAGCACTCCCAGCACTGGGGGCTGTGCCCCGGGCCGTGCTCCGCTTGGAGGTGGCCGCACTTGCACAAACCAACGGGCGCACGTTCCAGCACCGTGTTGATGGCGTCGCTGTCCGCGATGCATGCCTCACACTGCGCACGCGGGCGGCCACCATGAGTGCACTCCCAAACGCGCGCCTGGAGTCGCGATGCGAGGAAGCGCGCCGCGGAGGCAAGGGGCGGGAAGTTGCACTGGTCAATCAGGTCGAAATGGCCGTCACACCCGCACGGCATCCGGTCGGCGCTCATCGTCCACCGTCCTTCACGAAGTCATCGGCGACGGAACTGGGGTTCCATGCCCGCGCGGCATTCCCGCCGAACGTCTTCGGGCACGCCTTGATGTTGTGGTCGTTCCCGCCGCAGTACGTGCACCGCATTCGCGCTCGGGCCGCGGAGCCGCTCCAAGTGCTCGGGCAGGTGGCCCGCGTATGCAGACCGCTTCCGCAGAAACCGCAGTTCACTGGCACCCCTCCGCTTCGAGAATCTCCACAGGCACGATTGCGTCGGGCGTCGACTCGCAGGCCGCCCAGAGGTGCCACGCCTCTTCGGCGTCCATCTCCCCGTTGGTCGGGCACAGGTAGCCGTCACCAACCCAGACGGCGAGGTGTCCGTGCTCGGCATCCGCCCAGGGCCACACGTACACAAGGCCGCACGGCACGAACCCTTCGACCTCCGCGATGGGCGTCAGATTGCCCACGCGCACGCGGCCGGCGCCGAGCGCGCGGAGAATCCGAATCGCGTCACCTACCGAGGACGCGCCCCACTTCCCCAGCGCCTCGCACACCTTGCGCTCGCTCACGCCCGTGAGCATCGACACGCACGCCTGCACGCAGGTGGTGGGCCGCGACTGGCGCACGAGCGCCACGTGGCCGACGAGCGAGTTCACGCCGGCTCCAGGAACAGCGCGGCCTCTTCGGCTCGGCGCTTCACGAGGCCGGGCAGCTTCACGCCCTTCGCGTGGACCCACTTCGCGAACTCGGTGGCAGCCGCGTCCCAATCTTGCGCGAGAAGCTTCTTGCGCAAGGTGCTTTGCGTGAACGCCTCCACACCGATGTTGAACGTCAGAGAGACACAGGCGGAGAACTGGTTCTCCGTCATGAGAGCGACCACGCCTGGTAGGGCGAACTCCACCCCACGCTCGAACCGATCCAGATCAACGGACAGAATCGCTTCCGCCTGGTGCTCAGTGATGCGCTGCCCCTCGCGCACGTCCCCGGTGTGCCCGTAGCCGATAGTCCAGACGCCGGCCGGGCACCGGTACGCGTTGAGACGCATCCCTTCGTGGCGCTTGATGAGTGCGACACCCTTCGCGTTTGTCTTCATGGCTTCACCTCTGGAGGTGATTGACTTTCATCAGCGCGGAGGCGCGACACGATGGCGTCAACGCGAGCCTCAGCCGCCTCGAGCGTCACTCTCATGCCCTCAACGAAACGCGCGAGGGCGACTTGCTCCGGTGTCGGGGACTTTGGCTTGCGACGAAAGAGACCCATCACGACGGGCCTCCGTGTCGGTTGAGGACGGCGCGCTCCATCAACCCCAAGGCGTCCACGAGCTTGGTCGCGAGCGGCGCCACCAGCATGGCTGTCTGGAGATGTGCGTCGTGCTGGGCTTGCATGGCTGCGGTATGCGCCTGCATCTGAGCGATGTAGGCGCGCCCCAGCCAGCCGAGGGCCAGCACGCACACCGCCAGCATCGCCCCGGCGGGACTGTCCTTGATAGCCGATGCGAGGGAGGGGATGTTGTCCATGCAGAACACGGATAGCACTTTTCGCGTTCTGCACAAGCCGCCAGACCACCTCCTACTCCGGGGGGATTTGCACCCTGCCCAACGTGCGCTTAGATCGCGCTCGTCAGGGGGACCACAACATGTTCAAGATCGCCGCCATCCTCGCCGTCACCGCCTCAGCCGTACCGCGATGCGCGACCGAGTACCCGCCGATGCCGCCGCAGGTCGGGCCAACTCAGGTGTATGTCGGCGTCCAGAACCTGACGGACGCGGCGCGCCGCTGCGCGGTGACCTACGTCCTCGACGGGGATGCGGGTGGCCTGGTGTTTGACCCCGGCGCCATCACCGCTCCGCGCGCCGAGCGGTGGGTCGCTATCGACGCGCCGGACGCAGGCCAGGTCCGCATCAACTACGCATGCTGGCATCCGGACAGCGCGGAGCTCGAGCGCGCGGGGGAGACGTCCACCGTCCGGCTCAACGGACGTTCCCTTTCGTGCCTTATGCGGTACGCGTATCCGCCGGACGGCGAGCCAGTGGCATCTCTCTCGTGTTGGCCCGGTGAGCCGTAGTCACTGGCGGCCGAACACCTGCAACATAAAGCTCCCGCTTGTCGTGGCCGGGTCCTTGTGCGTCGTGTTGTTGCCGTTTGAATACACGACGTTGAGGTGCGTCGTTGCCGTGTGCCCTGCGCGATACGTGAGGTCGAGAGATGCGACGTCGCACGACGTGACCGCTGCGGAGAATGTCGTGTTGGAAAAGGATGACGCGAAAGTCACCCGGACAACATTGCCAACGAAGGGCACAGACACGGCGATGATCGACACGCTCGAGAGGTTGTACGCGTCGTCAATAAACACTCCTCCACTTCCGTCCGTCCGAATGCGTGCCCAAACTTTTGCGACGCTCAACGGCGTGATCGTGTTCGTGATCGCCGTAGATTGTGCCGGGTTCGCCACACCGGTGAACGCGAGATTCCCGCCGACCTGAACCTTGCCGCCTGCGCCAGGCAGCACCCGAATGTCGCCGCTGGCGATCTCGTTCTTGATGTCAAATGAAGTTGCCCCCGCCGTGGCGTAGCCGAGTGTCGCGGAGATCGCCGCAGGGGTGGAGCTTCGCGCGTAGAACCCGATGAACGCGTGGTTCGAGCTCCCGGGTTTCAGCACGAGAGCCTGCCCGAAAGTCCCGACGTTGTTGAGCGACGCTTCCAGTCCTGTGACGAGTGTCTCCCCGATGTCGGTGAATCTCGCCACCGCCAGCGGGCCGTCAATCCGCACCCGACTGCCTACCCCGGGGCCCGGCGCGATTCGCACGTCGCCATTCGCGAGTTCGTTCACAATCTCAAGCGAGGTTGACGCGGCACCACCGAAACCGAAGAACGCGGACCGTGTCCCCTGTGCCGCCGAGCGCGCGTAGAACGAGACATAGACGTGGTCCATCGACGCCCCGGCCTTGAGCACGTGGACAGCGCCGCCGCCCGTCCACGTGTTCGCCGTGGTGAGTCGCCCGAACCGCGCGTCCATCGCGCCAAGAACTTGGCCGTCATTGGCTTTGTTCAGCGCCGCGCCGTTCGCGGTCGCAACGTTGACAAGCTCTCGCTGAATCGTGTTGAGCCAGTCGTCGGTGACTTGCGTCGCCACCTGCCCCGCGCCCGGGTTTCCCTCGGTGAACTCCCCTGCGACGTTGCCGTCCCCATCGATCTTGTGCATGACTTACCTCACAGGTAGCGAAAGAACACGACGGTGTGCGCCGCGGCGGCCCGTCGAATGATTGCCTCGAGCTCGGCATGCGAAAGTGCGTCACCCGTTGGCGGCTGCACGTCTACGCGCCACACATGAGCCCACTGGACGCCGAACACGCGAGCCCCGGCGCGGAAGCCTGCACGCAGAATCGTCGCTCCGTATGAGTCATCAATCGTCACTGTGTAGCCGCATGCAGCGGCGAGGGCGACGTAGTACGGCTTCGACTGCCCACCGACCCGTACGAGCTTCTGGGTAATGGCGAGTCGTCGTTCCGCGACGGTCGACGGAATCACGGGAACGTCCGCGTCCGGAAGCCCGAGGACTCGTTCCCAGTCCTCGAGCGTTTCCGTAGCCGTCCGCGGATCGGCCTCATTCAGCACCGCGCCGGCCCGACCATCCACGCGCGTCAGCTCTTGCGCCAACGCGAGGCACAACGCGGACAGCTTCCCGTCCGTGAGCAGATCCCAGACGGACCCAGGGGGGAGAAGCTTCTTGATAACGCGAGCGTAAGAAGGCGCGTCCATTGACTCACCAGGTGACGACGCCAAGCACAGGCAGTTCGCCCGTCGCGTGCGTCAGGTCCGCGCTCGGCGAGGACATGGTGTACGTCGCGCCAACACTCCGCGCGCCCGTGCCAACGGCGGTCCGAACATCGCTGAGAGACACTGTCCCACCGGGCTCTCCGAGGCGTTGGAAGAGATCCCGAATCTCAGCCTCTACAGCTACTCGCCCAGACGATGAATCCGGGAGCAATGAAATCGTGAAGGGCCACGCCTTGGCGATGGGGGCCGCAACGGTTACATTAGAAGTCACGGGGCGTCTGTCGTTGATGTATGCCTGCACTTCGGCCACTTCGCCGACCGACGGAATCAGATTCGCGTCACCATCGCGCACGAATCGCACGGTGACTGTGCCCGCGCCGAGTTCCATCGGATAGACCCAGACACGAGTGACGCCCGGCACAGCAAGCGCCCAGACGATGTAGTCGCCCCGCGCTCCACCTTGGGGTGGATTCCGAAGACGCGCCAGCAGGCGAACGCGGAGGCCCTCGATGTCCTCTTCGTTGGCCCCTCCCACAAGTCCACCAACATCAACCGGCGCGACCGCATCCACGTCTGCGACAGGACTCTCAAAGACGAGGCCCGCCCCCGCGTCAGTGTTGCCCGCTTCGCTGGCCAATGCCGCCCGCACCTCGATGGTAGCGGACCCGCTCCCGTCGATGGTCGCCTCTTCGAGAGTCTCGTATTGTACCCCGTCGGCACGTCGCAGCGCTGTGCCTGCGGGAATAGTGGCTCCTATGCTACCGATAGCAACCACGAAGCCCTGGGCGAACTTCGCCTCCCCGAGCGAGTAGCCGTACAAGGCCGCCTGCCGCAAGAGGCTCTCTCTGTCGGAGAGGTCGGGAAACAGTTGTTTTGCCAGGTAGGCGATATGCCCGTGCAGCATGTGCGCCGCGCCCGCGAGGGCGCGCGACAGCGCGCTCACAACGCTGCGGCGCAGAACCGCGCCAGGGAGGGGCAGGCGCGATACGAAGTCTTGGTGAATTCGTTCGACGAGCTGAGGCAGGGTAGGGCGGCTGAACGCCATGTCACGCTCTCCTTGCGGCCTGCGATTCCCAATTGTAGGCGTACCGATACGACGCCGACGTCCCGTCAGGGCGTTGAATCACCACTGACAGCAAAAGCTCGCTTTGGCTAGCCGCCGGGACAGACTCCGCCACGACATCAATCCGCGCCGCCACCTGGTCCTCAACCATCCATGCGAGCGCCTCGCGCGTGTACTCTTCTGCCTGACGCAGTACGCGTGGCTGGTCCTTCTCCCGCGACAAGAGCCAGAGCCGCGAGCCATGGAGATCACCGGCGACGGATGCCACAGAGTCTCCCCACCACCCGCGGGTATCGTCCGCTCTCCGGTCGGTGAACAACGAAAGCATTACCGCGGTTTCGAATCCCAAGTCGGAAGCGAGGTCGCCGCTCGCTACTGTGACGTCGGCGGAGCCGCGCTTCGGATCGTAGAAAAGCGCGATGTCGCTCATGACACTTTCACTTTCGTTGATAGCGCCGCTTCAGCCGCCGTGTTGAACGCGTTGACGGCGTTCGTGACCGCGGTGCCCGCTGTCGTCATAGCCGCCCCCAGCACCGGCAACGACGCTCCGCCCGCGCTAGCAGCCGTTAGCGCGGCGGCGACCGCTGTCCCGAGGTCCTTGACCGCCTTATTGAGCGCATCCCCCTTCGCGACAGGGTTGGTCGCGCCCGTCAGCTCAACCAACGGAGCGTTGATGACGACCTTGGTCGTTGCCGAGATCTCGATGACCCCTCCCCGTTTGATGACGACCTTGTCACCCTGGTCCGTGTAGACAGCCACCTCGCCCTGTTCCAGACCGGCCAAACGGCATCGCCTGTCATCCACCGCCACGGCGATGCCGTGGTCTCGCCGACCGCCGACGAACACGACAGCGGCCTCGGCGCCTGCCGGTGGAACGCTTGTGAAACCGTAATTCTGAAACCGTTCTACCTCGCGCGTCTCGCCGGCTCCGACGTCGACCTGAAGCGTCTGGAGTCGACCGGTGTCGTTAGCCCGGCGGAGAAAACCGCGGGCCACCACGTTGGCGATCAGGTTTCGGAGGGCCGTCAGTGGGTTGCTCATACACCCTTCGCGATCTCTTTCCAAAGACCTTCGGGTTCCAGGAGCGGTTCCGGCTTGAATGCGCTTGGCGGTCTCAAGGTGAGCTCCGTCTCCGTACTGCTCTCGCTCAACCGGTAGGTCGCCTGCGAAATCAACATGGTGCCCTTGACGCCCGCGTGCGGCGCGCGCACGGCGACGAGCGCGTTGACGGGCCACACCTTGCCCGTGGATTGCGTCCAGCCTTGCACGCGCACGGTGAGCGACGTCGCTCGGGCCGCGCGCACTGTCGCTTCCCACTCGGCGCGAGTCTTCGCCTGAGCGCCGCTGAGGTTGCCTTCGGGCCGCACCACGAGCACGCGGGCCGCGCGCCTCACGGCGGAGTCATACGCTTCCGCGGTGATCGACGTGGTCGCCTCGCCGAACCACTTGTCGCTGCCCGCGTGCTGACCCATCAGCACATACCGACGGTAACGCCCGGTCGCGTCGAATTCGCCACTGAACGCGAGGACGTTCTCACCCTCGACGAGCGCATCGTCAGCGCGCCTTGAGCCGGGGCGCAGCAACGCCAGGCCCCCCAAGCCGTCGGACACGGGGAGAAGACTCGCTGCCCGGCACAGGCGCTCGAGGACGGTGAATGCGGAATCGCCAGGGTCGACGGAGATCTTACGCGCGGGCGGGGGCTCGGCGATTCCGGCGCCCAGCTTCACGGTGACGCCGAACGGAGCGGCCGCCTTCTGAGCCAGTTCGAGCACCGGCACGTCCAGATACTCCCACTTGTCCAACACGGCGCTGCAGTCGACGAGATCGCCAGTCCTGTCCCGACCTGCCACCTCAATGGAACGCGAGCCCGCGTCAAACGAGAGTCGGCGCTTGTCGACATAGCCGGTGATGAGTGTCTCGTTACCGATGCGAACCGCGCACCGGTCTTCCTCGTGAATCGCCCACGGCTCGCGCCCCGACTCCCAACGATCTGAGACACTGAGGTCGAAGCCCCCCGAGATTGCCTCTATTCCGCGAGTGACCTGGCCTGACTTCCAGCCGCCGAACGCCTTGCCGTTGATGTGCAGAGTAATCTCAGGCATCGGAGAGCACCTCAAGCTGCCGTCCGGCCAGCACGAAACACGGATTGCGCACGCTATTGCGCTCGACCAGGTCCGCTTCCAAGGTGAGGCTTCCGTAGATCTGGTACACCAACACGAGCGAAGGCGTCGTCTCCACGGGCGACATCGGCAGAAGGCGCGGCAAGTCCGCGTCGGGGGGCGGCAGTGCACGGACAACGTCCGCGCGAAGCTGGTACAGCGCCGGGAAGGCGTCGTCCGTTACGGCCTCGGCCTGCTCGTCGACCATGGTCGTCACATGGTCGCGTGCGGTGACAGCGTCCGTGTAGCTCGCGAAGTTCTCCTCGAGCGCAAGTTCCGCGACGCGGACCGCGACGGAGCGCTGGACGAACGCCTTCAGCGTGTCGAAGTTCACCTGCTCCTGACGCCTGCTCGGCGTGGTCGAAGGCGGGCGCACACCCGGCGCGAAGCTGTAGACGGACGCCACCGCACGAGACATGCCAGCGCCAACGAACCCACCGAGCAACGCAGCGACGGTGTCGACAATCTCTCCCGGCGCACGAGCCAGGCCCGCCAAGTCATCCCGGTTGCGTACGAGGCGCAACCGCTGAATCGCGGCGGACTGTGTGTCGAGCTGCACCCGAGAGAGTGCCGATTCAACCGCCGTCGTGGCGCTCCCAAGCATGTTGCTCAACGATGGTGTGTAAGGCGTCGATCCGGGCTGGTACGCGGACAGAAACGCGGCGGTGACAGCCTCCCTTGCGGCGACTGCCGATGCTCGAACCTGTTCGGGCGCATCGACTCGCGCAACGGGCTGCACCGGCTTCGACTCACTCTCGACGAACTCAATCGAGAACCGCGCCATGCCGCCGTCTGAGGTGCGTTCGCTGATCTTGAACGAATCCACCGAGACAGTGAGCTCGCCGTAGTATGGATGAACGAGCCTCCCAGGCCCCGCCTTCTCGAGCTCCGCGCGCAACGCGTCACGCGCCGCCATGTATTCGGCACCGATGACGAACCCGTCGACACCGAACGCTCGAGCCGACCCCCCCAGGTCCTCGCGATATGCGCGGTCTTTGAACGGGTACTCGTGCGTCACCCCTCGGCGCCCACCGGAATGCTCCGACGACTCGACATGAAACGCAGCGCCACGGAATGACGCCGGACCCATCCGGTCACGCCAACTCATAGCGGCCCCATGGAGTACCCGAGATTGAGCGCGAGCGGGGCCGTGTTACCGCGGGCCGGCTGAACGCGGGTTCCGGCCGGGAGGTTATTGAAGTCAACCTGGACGAACGCCTCACTCCCAGTCTGCGTCGCGAGCGGTGCCGGACCAGGTGGGAGCAGTGGCGCCCCACGCGGCGCGAGCAGGTTCGGCCCGCTCGCCGAGTCCTCAAACAGCCGCATTGGATTCAGCGCCTTGAGGACCTCAAGGACAGGAGCAATCTTCGACATGGCGCTGTCGAACGCGGCGACGATGGTGTCCCAGAGGCCGACGAAGAACGCCTCCAGTGGCTCCCAATACCCCATAAGTTGCGCAACGATTGGTGCCACATTCGTCGCGAGCCACGATTTGAACTGGATCCATGCCACGGCGGCGACGAGCTTGATTCCGACCCAAAGCTCGCTGAACCACTCGGATATCGGACCCCAGTTTCGGTAGATGAGATACACCGCGCCCGCGAGCAGGGCGATTCCCGCAACAATCCAAGTGATGGGATTCGCGAGAAGTGCCACGGTGAATCCCCAGACAGCCGTCGCCGCTGATGTCAACCCAGCGATGAGCGACGTGAAGGAGAACGCGCGAATGGCGGCGACCGCTGTCGTGCATGCTCCGACAAGCGTTGTCGTGAGCTTGCTCGAGAACGCCACTGTCGCAGCACCTGCAGTCTTCAACGGGCCGACAACCGCGGTGAGAGCCGCCGCCTTCAGTCCTCCAAGCGCAACAGTCCCCGCCTTGGACGCGGCGACGACGGCCCAGAGTCGCGCCACGAGGCCGCCAAGTGACACGGCGAGCTGACCTACGGAAACTCCCAACTGTACCGATGCGCCGATCAGTGGAGCACCCAACACCACTGCCGCCATCTTCGCCGCGTTCTCGAGTCCGCCGAGTTTGTCGACCGCTCCCGACACTGTCGAGGCGAGGGACCGCAATGATTCCGAGAGCCGATCAAGCCCACCGCCGTCGACCCACGCCTGGATTGCTGTGCCGGTGCGCTCGGCCCACTGGCGCAAGCCCTCTCGGTTCTTAACGGCGAACGCCGTTACAGCGGCCGACAGCTTCGTCACCGCAGGAAACAACGCGCCCGCGAGCGCGTTTCGCGCACCGAGCAGCGCGAGCTCGAGCATGTCGAAGCTGTCGCCCAATGCGCCCGCGCCGGCGGCGAACGCTGACTGGTCTCCCACGAGGCGGCGGTACTCCTCACGTAGAGCGTTGACGGCGTCCGGCCCGTCCTTGAGGGCCAGGGCCATCCCAGCACCGGCCTCGCCGAAGGCGGCCGCGGCGAGCTCCGCGCGCCGCCCGGAATCGGGCAACTTCGCCATGGCTTTGGCGACGAGGTTGAACGCCTCCTCGTTTGAGGACACGCCCTTGAGTTGCTGGGCGTACAGCGGCGCGACCTTGGAGAGCAGTGCGTAGAGCGGCCCCGCCTTGCGGCGCGCCTCCGACAACGACTTGTTGAACTTCCCCATGCCCGCGGCGAACTGCTCGTTCTCTACGCCGCCTCGCTTCGCCGCGTACTCGAGCTCGGCGAACGCGTTGACCGCGAATCCCGTCTTCGTGCTGAGGTCTTCGAGCCGCGAGCCAGCGGCTTCGGCGCCGCGGACGAATCCGTAGAACGCCAAGCCGCTCGCGAGCCCAATCGCCGTGAGCTGCCCCACCAGGGTGCCCAGCGCGCCGCTGAAATTGCCCGCGGCTTCGCCCATGCCGCGGATGTTCTCGGCCACCTTGGGCAGACCAACCGCCTTGCCCATCGTCGAGAAGCGCTTGCCGATGACGCTGATGCGACTCCCAAGGCGCTCCATGCCCACGTTCAATGGACGGGTCGCCTTGGTCATCTTGTCAGCCATTGCCGTGAATGGCGCCGTCGCCTTGTCGACAGCACGGACGACGAGCGCGAGTGGGTATTTCATCTCTCCCATGGCATCACCCGCTCTTGCGCGGACTGTTTACCCACGCGGCTTGTTTCACCCAGAACGCCAGCTCGTCGACGTCCATCCCCCAGATGGACTCCGGGGGAAAATGGAACGTAGCCGCGATTACGGCGACGGCGTGTTCCCAGTCTTCTGGGGCGGCTCGAAAAAACTCATCACCTCGGTAGCCAGCTTCATCGCGTCCGAGGGGTGCATGGCGTCAACGAGCGCCTCGGCCATGGTGAGGCCCGCCATCTTCGCGCCGACCACGGCCATGCCGTGCAAGTCGAACTCCACGCCACCATCAGGGCGCGTGGAGATCTTCTGCTGGCGGAAGTAGCGCGTGACGGGGGTGAGCGTGAGCTTGGAGTAGGTCTCCTTTCCAAGCGGCACGGGGTAGTCCAGCGTAACGTCGACGGTGGTTGACATCAGATCTCCTCGGCCGTCTCACCCTCGAGACGCAGTTGGATGTTTCCTTCCTCCGTGTTCCCGACTCCGTCCCCAGCGTAGTAGGCGCGGCTGAGCACCACCGTCTTGCCGTTCGCCAGCGACAGCGTCGCGGTGGCCTCGGTCAGCGACAGCAAGTCCTTGAGCTTCAAGTCCTTGCGGTCCGTGATCTCCCCTTCGATGTAGGGGATCTGGGGCGTCTCCTTGAACCCGTGGGGGCGGTCTGCTCCGACGATTCCCTCACGCAAGCCAAGACCAAGGCTGTACGTGAAGTTCCCCTTGCAGTCGTACAACACGCCGTTGATGTTGAGACTGATGATGCCACCGCGTCGCGTTGACATGTCTTGCTCCTCTCACGCGCTCGCGTGGGTCAGTCGATGAAGCTGATCTTGGCGGCGCCGAAGATGAACTGGTTGATCATGTTGGGCGCCAGATACCAGTTGAGTCGGCTCGGGTCGTTGGTGTCTCGTTCGCACACCAGATCCGCCAGGAATTGGTCGAAGTCCTCGACCAGACCAGCTGCCTCGTGCCGACGGAACCAGGCCACTGCTTCGGCACGGCCGGTGCTGGGCGTGATGATGGGCTGCCCGGAGGCATACCGCCCGCCGTCGTTGCCCAGCTTGTGGCGCGCATACTTGCCCTGAATCGTCGTGCGGAAGTCGTATCGCAGATACATCAGCGTCAACAGGCGCGTGACGTCGAGGTAGGAACGGTCCGGCCCGCCAGACGCGTTCGTCTGGTACGTGGTGATGAGGCGCTCGAGCTGCACGATGCCGCCGGCTGCAGTGCGTGTCGTCGCAATGCCATCATACAGCAGGCCGTTGCGCTCCTCGAAGGTGAAGAGATCGGCCTCAGCCGGCTGCAGCGTGCCCACCACGGGAAGCGTCTGGAACGGACGCGCCGGGTCAATGGCGCCGTGGAAGGCGGCCACCGCCGCGACCGCCGCGGCGAACTCGTCCGGCGGCGTCAGGGGATTGTCGCCGGGCTGGGCGACGACGCAGGAGTGCGGCGAGTTCCGGCTGTTCCCCAGCGTCGTCAGGTCCGCCACGGTGCCGGCGGCGCTGGTGAACGCCATGCCATCGATCATCGTCATGGGTCCGAAGCGGCGTGCGAGCTCCGTCTCGATGGCCGTCAGCGACGTGGCGTCGGTGTACGGATGGACGATGATGTTGAACCACTTGTCGCCCAGCGCCGCGATGAGCGACGTGAGGAGCGGATTCGTCGCGCCCGATGCCATCGGCGTGATGACGACAGTCAGCCCGGCCGGCGTCTTCTCGCCGTCGCTGTAGTTCAGCCGGACGTCGATGTCATTCGCCCAGGTGCCCTTGCCCCGGCTCGTGAGTGTCACGACATTCGTCGCCGCCACGCCCGTCACTGGCAAGTCCGACACGGAGGGAAACGCTGCGGCGGTGTTCGCCGCGACGGCGTTCTGCGCGTCGCCCGCCGCCACCGGCACCTGGACGAGCTGCCCGCCCACCCGGAACGACAGGGCTCCGTTCTCTGTCGCGGTGCCCGTCACCGTCACAGTGCACGTTGCCGCGACGCCGGATGCGTTGTCCTCGAGGACACCGACCCACAGCTCCGTGGTGGTGTTGTTCCGAAACCACGCGCGTGCCTGTCGGTGGAGCTGCGATCCTCGGCCCGCGCCGACCGCGACCTGATCGGCGTTCGAAACGCGGTGGTAGGTGTTGGCCGCCCAGGTGCCCGTCGTCTTCTGGCCCGCGATCAGAGCCGCATAGGGCATCTCAGTGGAGCCCTGAGAGGAGCGCGAGCTGTCGAACTCAACGGCAACCCACGGAGCCCGGACGGCCGCAGGAATGGTATTGAAAGTCATTGCTCGCCCTCCTCGGGCTCGGCCAGAACGCGGTCCGTGTTCTGGTTCGGTAGCACGTCGCCAACAGCGAGTCTACGCAACCAGAACGAATTCTCTGGCACCTCGCGGCCCTCGACGGGAAGTGGCTGCCTCGTCACTGGATCGCGCACAAGCGCGCCGGGCTTCGGCTTGACAAACATTGCGTCACTCCGGGATAGGGATGATGTCTCGCGCGCCCGCACCGCTCAGCTTGTATTGAGTATCACCCGTGCGGAACGGATCCACAGCCTCAGCGCCGACGGACGTGTAGACCGTCACGTTGAACTCCATGTTGAACATGCCGACTGGGCGCTCTCCGTCAGGCAGCACTTCGAGCTCAGTTTGACTGAGGACGCAGTCATCCACCGCGCCGCCCAACGTGTCGTCAGCGCCCATGCGTGCCTCGACCTCAAGGGCCAGGTCATCGAGGAGATCGTCGACGTTCTCGGACAGGTCGACCATTCCCTGGATGACCAGGGAGATGCCGCGCTTGAGCTCTCTCGGCGCCGTCGAGTCCGTGTCGTCGATGGTGTCCGTCTTGATGTAGACAGCCAGCGCAGGAAGGGCTGACTGCCGATGCGGAACCGACAGCATCTTTACCACACGCGGCCCAGCGGCAGTCCGGTTGGCGAGCGTGGCGACGACGGCTTCTCGGATTCGCTGGCGCGGATGCATCACACCACCCAGTGCAGGAGCAGGAGGATCCCGCCCATCCCGTCGGGCATTGCCTCGCGGAGCTTGTACGTCTTGCCTCTCGCCACGACGCGGAAGTCGTCGGTGCGAGGGTCGCTCGAAAGGCCCGCCGTGCGGAGGAAGACGGCGGGGCCGCTGCTCGAATACCCCACCTCGCCAGCCTCGACCTTGACGTACGCCTCGTCGAAGATGCCGCGCACGTCCGCCACCGCGCCGTTGCTGGCGACATACCTGACGTCCTGCTCCTCCCCGAGATGCTCGAGGACGGCGACGTCAGCGATGGCGAGCTGCGCGGCGAAGCTCACGCCACCGCCCCGTTGAGCCGGACGGCGCCCGTCGCGCTCGGGTTCGCGGCGGCGGACAGGGCGCAACCGATCAGCGCGTTCGTCGACGCGGTCGTGGTGCACTCGCGGGCGGCGTTGTCCCAGTAGACCTTCGCCCCCTGCGTCCAAGCCTGGGCGGACGTCTTCTTGAGCACGACGACACCGCACGTGAGGAACTCGCCCTCGGCGCCGCTGGCGACGTTGCCAGTCGCCACGCCGAAGAGGCTGCCAACGAGGGCGCCTTCGCCGGACGAAACGGCGTAGGGCGCGGTGAGAGTGACAGTTTCGCCCAGCTGACTGTAGTTGTTCATACCTTGCTCCTGCGTTGGTGAAGGTCGCGGACGGGAGTCGAACCCGCCAGCCCAGCGTGACAGCACACCCAGGCCACACCCGTCACAACCAGAAGGACCCGCGCGCCGCCCCGAACGGCGTGCGGATCCAGGTGCTACGCAGGGAGGGGACTGAGTCCCTTCCGCCTCGAAAGGCGGGGCGCTCCCCGGCGCCCGGCTACATCACGCCCCGGCGTTGGTGAGCGCGCCCTTGGGGTCGAACGCCTGCGCCTTGTAGTCGATGCGGAGCTTCCATTCCGTGCCGTCCACGCGCCAGCCGTCCTGGGTCTCCATGACCGGCGCCTCGCCCGAACCCTCGAGGAACACCACCACGAAGGCCGCCGCGATGGCCGGGTCGACGAGCATGTAGCGGCGCGTGCCCGAGAGGCGGGGGCTGTCGAGCACGTCGCCGAAGAGACCGACGACCTTGTTCGGCACCTGGAACTTCGATGTGACGTCGGGGTCGTACTGCGCCTGGTTGTAGATGCGCGCCCGTCCGCCGAGACCGATGGGCACGACCAGGGTCCGCGGGCGCAGATCCAGGAAATCGTTGTTCGACTGGTCCTTGAGCGACGCCATGGTGACGCGGTCGGCGTCGAGAGAGTCCACGGACAGCGCGCCGGCCGCGCCGATATTGCCGCGGGTTGCGTGGAAGAACGTGTTGCCGTCGGACATCGTCGGGCCCAGGCCGCTGTTCGCGGTCAGCAGCGCGTACACGTCCGTCTCGACGCTGAGCCCTGCTGCGCGGCCGAACCGCGACGCGACGTCCGCCAGGGCGCCCATATCGTCGTTGATGATCGCCTCACGGGTGAGGGCGATGATGTTGCCCTTCGTCCCGGTGGAGATCGTCGACTTCGCGCCGTCCGGAATCGCCTTGTTCTTGAACTCGCCCGCCTCCGTCTTGGAGTCGAGCACGCCGAACGAACCGTTGCGGTAGCGGTTGCTCGTGCGGAAGTCCGGCACGGTGTCCGTCTTCGCGATGCGACGCCACGTGTCCGGGGCCGTCGCGTAGGCCCCGAGCAGGAGCTTGTGCATGACGTTCTCGAACAGCAGACCGAAGTCGCTGGTCGTCTGGTAGCCGCCCGAGCGGTGGGTGAAGGCGCGCCCGATCATGTCCATCCGGGACATGCCGCGGGTCTTGACGCCGTCACGCTCGAGGCACTCGCGCGCCAGGTCGGCGAGCGACATGCCACGGAACTCGCCGCCGTCCGTGGCGGCGTCCTTGAAGTGGCGGCTGAGCCGCGCGTTCTTCTTCGCGCCCTCGATGGTCTCGGTGGCGTTGGCCCGCTCGAACAGCCACCCCGACATTCCACGGAGCCGCTTGTCCTTCTCGTCCTCCCCGCCGGTGACACGCTGGTGAGAGCTGATGCCCGCTTCGTCGCTGCGCGTGGCGAGCGCGTCGAGCACGGCCTTGCGAGCTTGTTCGACGGTGGCGTTGTCCGCCACGAGCTTGGCGGCGACAGCCTCGTCCACGCCGTGCTTGCGCACGAGCGCCTGGATGGTCGAGATGCGCTCGCGCTCGGCGGCGCGGACCTGGTCCTCGTTCACCTGGGCGCCGTGGGCCTCGGTCGCCGCGCGCGCCGTGGCGGCCTGATCGGTCGGCGCCGCCTGGGGGTTCTCCTTCGACATGGTGTGCTGCTCCTTCTGCGGCGGCTCGCCGCGGGTGACGTTGATGACCTGGCAGGGGTTCAGGGCCCCACGGTCGGTGGCGCTGCGCGTGTGGGCACCGATGTCCGCCGGCATGGGGACTGAGCTCACCTCGTACGGCTCCCAGTCGACCGCGCGATAAACCGGGATGGTTCCCTCGCCCGCCTCCGTCTTCTCGTACTTGTAGACCCGGTATCCGACCGAGAAACTCGTTCGAATACCCTGGCGGATCTTGTTCCACTCCTTGTCGGCCTGCTCGTCGTCCTTCAATACGCGCAGCTTGCCGACGCCGCGCTTCTTCTCGAGCGCGGCTGACTCAAGGACACCGACGTGCGCGTCCGGGTCCCATCCATTGTGACCGATGAGATGAGGGGCGCGACCGGACTGGAAGCGCTCCATTCGGACATGCTTCGGGTCGAGACTCAGCTCCTCGTAAAAATCACCGTCCCACCACGTCGAGCGGAGCACTCGTGCCCCAGTCGTCCAGATGACCTCGACGGTGCGGTCTTGGTCGTTCAGCGAGCCGGGGACAATCTCGGCTCGCATCGACAGCGGTCCAATCTCGCGCGTCTGGGAAGTCGAACTCATGCAGAACACAATACGGGTGTTCTGCGTTCTGTCTAGCCGCCCTCCTCCGAAGTGTCGCCGCCCTTGTTCAGGCCGGCGCGCTCCTGGGTGAGACCGGCTGCGCTGGTACGCCGCGGGTCGCTGTCGAGCCAGATCTCCCGCTTGTCGAGCTCGTCGAGACCTTCCCTGTACTCGTCCCAATGCAGCTCGGGGTCGCGCCCCTGCTCGAGGATCGCTTGGGCGTGCGTCAAGACGCCGTTGCGGATGAGCCGGCTGTACGCGAGTCCCTCTTGCACGGGCTCAATCATCGGCATGGGTGGCACCGTCCAGTCGGCCTCGACACCTTCCGGCGCGAGGCCCGCGAGCGCCGCGGCTTCGATGAACCAGCCCCACACGACCTGGCACAACTGGGGGACCACCATGTGCCACTGCCACCGGTGCACGTTACGCCAGTGCGCGACGCGCGCCATGCGCGCGCTCGAGTAGTTGACCTGGCTGTAGTCGCCCGTCAGGTCCTCGTACGTGACGCCCCAGCTCGCGGCCACCTTGCGCAACCGGCGCTGGGCGAACGTCCCTTCCACCACGGAGGGTGGGTTGGCCATCGTCACCTGTCGCCCGGGCGGAAGGGACAAGATCGTGCCTGGCTGGATGTGTTGGGTCAGAGGGTCCTTCTTGTCGGACTCGCCGAACGCGCCCCCACCCACCCCATCCGCGTCCGTCATGTATCCGGCAAACATCGCCGCGACCTTCTGCCGCGAAAGTTCCGCGTCCTCAAACTCGTCAAAATCCTTGAGGTCGAGCACAGACGCCGCAAGCCAGGAGACTCCGCGGCCCTGGCCCGCCCGCTCAGGAAGGTAGATCGTCGCGACCTCGGACGCGGGGATGCGCTTTGACTGCCCGACGCTCCGCGCACTTCCCGGGTGCTCCGGAAACAGCCAGTAGGCAACGCGACGATCCAGCTTGTCATACTCGATGCCCTGGATGATCGGGCCTCCGGCTTCACCAGTGAGGTTGTCCTTGGCGGTGTCGAGGTAGTCAGCCTCGAGCACCTGCAGCTGCAACGGCACGGCGAGTCCGTCTTCGGGGCGGCGCGGGCGCCTGCGGATGAGGATCTCTCCGTCCCGCGCGACCGAGCGAACGACAAGCTCTTGAAGCCCGTAGAACGTCAGCCGCCCGCCGGACTCACACCGAAGAGACTCAGCCCACGATTTCCACAACACGGAGATGTCTTTCGCCTGCGCGTGCTTCGGACGGGGGACGATGCCCCACGCCACGGTGTTGCCGGCGATGACGCTCAAGCCGCGGCGCGCCCAGCCGCAGTTGCGCTCGAGGTCTCGTGCATGCATGCGCAGCTCAGCCAGCGCTGAGCCCGCCGTGGCATTGGCGTCCCCGCGGCTGCGCGCCCAGCCAGACGTCCGGCGCCCTTGCTGCGCCGCCTCGTAGTGGCGGACGGCAGTATCGAGCGTCATGCGCGCGCGGACGCGCTCGAGCGTCCAGCGTGGCGCGAACCGCGCAGTGAATTTGTCGAGGGCGTTCATCATGAGTCGAGCCCTTTGGAGGTTCCGAGTCGGATGTATCTCGGACCGCCGGAGACCGAGCGTTCCATCTCGACGAGCAGTTCACGCATTTCACTGAGGTTGGCCTGCTTGTATGTCACCGAGCGCGACGGTGGGCCGTTGTACGTCACGGACTGCACGGCCGAGCCGGACGCAAGGGCAACAATCGCTGCTCGTAGCTTCGCAATGTCATCAGCAGTCCAAGCCATCTCAGTCCCTTATCACTCGCCAAAAAGTTGTCACCCCGCCGAGTCTGCTATGGCTTTGGTTCGCTAGGTGGCGACGCCGGACGCGCCCGGTCGAGACCGAGTCGCATAGCCGCGGCACGGGCGTAGATGCGCGCGTCGAGCCAATGATTCTCGCGACCCGGCAACTTCTGCCATGCGCGGACCTCACGCCCTTTCTTGTCCGTGGAGGTGACAAGCTGCTCGGCGGTGAGCTGCTTGAAGTAGTCTTCGCCGTACTCTGGGAAATGACAGAAGCCGGACGAGAAGGGAGCGCCGTTGACGGGGGACGATAGGCCGAGCCACCCGTAGAGCTCCTCTTTCGCGATGTCCACTCCGACGGGCCAGACCTTGTAGCCGCGTGCGATGCGCTTGCCGCCCTCGGTGACATCTACCGCGGTGGGGGCGCCGATGATGACTTTTGCCTCATCAACGCCTTTGACCGCGATGACGCGAGAGAACGGATGATTCCGACCCCAGTTGTAGACGGTATTTGTCCGATATCCCGAGTCGACTGCGAGTGTTCTCACTCGCATCGTTCCGCCCGCCGCTGTGGGGAACTCACGGACCAACAGGGCGTCGACCTTCGCCCACTCCTCGAGGTTGGCGGTGTCGCCCATGATGACGCCGGCGTCGATGCTCCACGACTGCTTGTCGAGTGCCCACCCCACCACTTCATACACCCACCGGTCCTTCTGAACATCCACGCCGCAGGTGAGGCCCTCCACTCCCGCAGGCACCATGCCGATCTGGTACTGCTCCCGCCGCGCCAGCAGGCGCTCCCACGCGGGAGCTTCGCCTTTCTCAACCCAGGTCTCGCCGAGCACGGTGTTGACGAACACCTTGAGCTTGACGGGGTCGTCCTTCGCCTCGAGGAATTCGCGCACGAGCTGCGCCCACGAAGCGTTGGGAGAATAAGAATAGGCGGTCCAGATGTGAAACGACGCGTGCCCTGCGAACGGCTTCGCGGCGCGCCACTCGCCGCGCTCAACCATCGCTCGCTTGTCTTTGTGCTCGATAACGCACCCGTTGGCCTGACACGTAAAAGTCGCCTCGTCGGGCTTCTCCTTGTCGAACGTCATCACGTGGCCGCCGTCGCCGCGCCATACGAACGGTGCCATGTGGTCGCAATGGGGGCAGGGGACGAAGTAGCGCCGCTGGTCGCCCTGCTCGTACAGCTCCGCGATGCGCGAAGATCCGGCGATGAGCGGCGTACTTCCAGCGCCGATCTTTCTATCCCAGAAGTACTCCGTGCGCTTCGTTCCGAGCTTGATGGGGTCGCCGTCTCGCCCAGCTTCGACGGGGTAGGCGTCGACCTCGTCGAACAGCACCACCTTGCGCGAGATGCGGCGAAAACCGGTGCCGCTGTTCGCGCCGACCAGCGACAGCACGCCGCCCGGATAGCGCTTGTGCAGGATGGTGTTGCTGCCCTCGCGTGTGGCCGCCACGTCCGCGTCCTCGTGGACCAGCGGAGTCAACACGGGACAGTCCCGAATCATCGGGGCGATCTCTTCCTTGCTCGTTCCTTTCGCGTCTTCGACGGTGGGCATCACCAGAAGAATCGACGCGGGCGCCTGATGGATGCAGTAGCCGATCAGCGCACCGAGGATCTTCGTCCATCCAACTCGTGCACTCTTGATCACGGACACGTACGACACCGCCGAGTCGGTGAAGGCGTCCATGATGCCGCGCTGGTAGGGAAGCGTGCGCCAACGGCCAGGCTCCGCGCTCGACTCCGCGGACAGGTAGAAGTACTCGTCAGCCCACTGCGAGAGCGTCAGCTTCGGCGGCGGCGCCCAGGCGGCACGCGCTGCGCGCACCACCTCTCCCGGGTCGGCGTAGTCGCTCACGGTAGCGCCTCCCCCGCGGCGAGCTGCTCGAGCACCTCGCGGATGTACGCATCCACGAGGGCGTGGTCTGCCACGGTCAGGTGGGGGAGGCCTTGCTTGATACGCGTCGGTAAGCCGAGGAGCCGGGTCCGGCACTGCCGAAACACGTCCTCGAGGTGGTGCCGGACCTGCGCGACTTCGACCAACTCTCCCGCGGCCTTGCGGTACTTGAGCTCCGCAAGCTGCGCCTGCCAGTGCTTCTGGCGCAAGGCGGCGTCGTTGATGCTCACGGGTGGCGCCGACGGGGCCGGCTCGGGAGGAATGACCGCGGTCACCTGGATCTCGGGCGCCCTCTGCGGTGCGCGAGTCAGGTCCGTGTTCTCTATCCACTCGCGGTCAGCAATCGAGGGGATGACCTTTTTGTCTGGTGTGATCGACTTCACCAGACGCCCGCGCTTGATCGCCTTCAGCACCGCTACGTGTGAGCACCCGCGGTGCTTGGCGTACGCGCGGATTGACAGCGGCTCGTCGCTGTCTACATGGCCCACCTCCTGGTCAGAGGGCGCCAGAACGCCGTGTCCGTGTTCTGGTATCTGCACATCTCGTTGGTACCACGAGATACCAGGGGCGAGAAGCCGCCGCCTACCGTTTGTCTTTGTCTAGCTTCTCATCGAGCTTGCGGTTGAGTTTGTTCACCGCGCCTGTCAAGCCGTCCACTCCTCGCGCAGTACTGCGCATGCCAGCGGTCAGCGCTGCCACTGCGACTACGCCAAGGAAGCCGAGGATGATGCACGTCATTGGCGCCCCCAGGGTGAGAGAGACGGGCCGAAGACGGGGGAGGGAGGGGAGCGAGGGGGCATGCTCGAGATCCTAGGACCTCGGATCGCAAGAGTCATGCCCCGGGGGAGGGGTCAGGGTAACCCTCAGAAATCATTGAAAACTAGCGCGATTCTGCGCTCTGCGCACCCTCACCCACCCGGTGGGACAAAGGGACCCATGTAGGCATAGGTAGGTATATGTATGTTATGTGCCTGCATGTGGTCGCGCTAAGTGCTTGAAATTACTTGGGTACGACATGTGGGCCGTCTGTCTCTCTGTCGGAGTCAGGCGGGGGCTCTCTAGATGATACGGGCACTTAGCCGTATAGACAAGTGTAGGTGTAGAAATCGTCTAGGTGTATTCCCGTGGGAGCATTTAGCACACATCTCGCTAACACCCCGTAACTACTACACCTGTCTACTACTACTACTACTACTACTCTCCTCTCTATCCCCCTATGGGGGAGACTATCTCTATCTATATTCTATCTAGAATATATACATATACATATACATAGTAGGTCTCTATAGAGAGTAGGGGAGCCCTTCCCGCGTGCTGTGTACGTAGTTTCGCGGGGTTGCAAACGTGCAGAACTTGCTATGTGTTCTGAAATCTGCTAGAGGATTTCGGCATGAGCAAAAAATCTGTCTCGTTCGATTGGGACATGAGCACGATTTCGGCGCTTGAGCAGGCGGCTGAAACGGCAGGATCGACAAAGGGGGCTCTGTCCGAGCTCTGCGTGCGCGCATTCCTGGCGACCGCTACCTCAGCACAGCTCAAGGCGTGGGCGGCCAAGCAGCCCAATACGCGCGGGCGGCTCGCGGGCGGCTTGACGAAGCATGAGCAGCTCTGCGTGTCGGCGATGGAACGCATCACAGCACGGACGAAGGGCGCAGAGACGCGATACGAGACAGCCACCGTTGCCTCAGAGGCTGGGCTGACGCGGAGAGACGCGCATATGGCCCTCAAGCGGCTCTTGGAGCGGGGGAGGGTGTCCGGGGCCGACAGCGGAGAGGATCGCTTCGGCCGGCCGGCCCAGTCGTTCTGGCGCCTAGTGGGTTAGGGGACGCCCACCGCACGGCGAATCTTGTCCATCAAACGAGTCGCCTCGGCGCGGGCCCGGTCGGCGCCATCCTTGAGGATGCGCTCCAGCTCCGCCGGGTCGTTCACCAGCTCGGCGTGGCGCTGGCGGGCCGGACCGAAGGCCACGTGGTACGCCTCTAGGAGCTTCTTCTTGTAGTCGCCGTACCCCTTCCCGCCCGCCCTCCAGCTGGCGTCCACGTCCTTGAACTCCGACTCGGGCAGCAGGAGCTTGAGCAGGTCGTAGAGGGGGACCTCGCTGGCGATGGACGTGCCCACGGGCAAGCCCGTGGGCACGGGCTTGGGCGCATCGACGGGGGTCGAGTCCGTCTTGATGGACATGATGCGCTTCTTGATCTCCTTCTCGTCCGCGAACAGCTCGATGGTGTTCCCGTACGACTTGGACATCTTCTTGCCGTCGACGCCGGGCACCGTCTGGGTGGACTCCTGGATGCGCGCGGAGGGGAGCTTGAGGAGGCCGGGCGCGTGGCCCCGCTCCTTGCCCTCCGGGTCCGCGGGGTCATAGCCCGGCACGTACTCGGTGTTGAACTTCACGGCCCAGTCGCGGGCGAACTCGACGTGCTGAATCTGGTCCTTGCCCACGGGGACGGCGTCCGCGCTGTAGAGCAGGATGTCCGCGGCCATCAGCACCGGGTAGGCGAAGAGGCCGAAGTCCGGGCTGATGCCCTTGGCGACCTTCTCCTTGTAGCTGTGGGCCCGCTCCAGGTTCGAGTGGGGCACCACGGTGCCCAGGATCCAGTAGAGCTCGAGCACCTCGCGCACGTCGCTCTGGCGGAAGAGCACGGCCTTCTTGGGGTCCACCCCCAGCGCCAGGTACGCCACCGCGGCCTCGCGCGTGAGCTCCAGCGCGAGCTTGGGGTCGCGAACGGTGGTGAGCGCGTGGAGGTTGGCGATGAAGTAGTAGGCTTCGCTCTCGTCCTGCAGTTGGACGAACTGGCGAATGGCGCCGTAGTAGTTGCCGATGTGCAGCTTTCCAGAAGACTGCACGCCTGAGAGGGTCCGCATGGGCGCACGCTGCCGCGCCCAAGGGCCCGCGTCAATCAGGGAGGATGGGCGCCACCTGGCTGCATGGCGCCCGTGAAAGTGGCCTACCCTGCGTCGAACGTCGCCAAAGCTCGACGGGCGGCCCGGCAGTGCTCTCCGTGGATTGGCCCGGCGTGTGGGCACCAGCAAGGGCCTTCGTCTTGCCGGCGTGCTGTCAACCTCAGCGCGGCTGCGAGCTGGGGCGCTGACTGCGCCGCGTTCGCTACCTTGACGTATGCGGCACGCGCGTCTGGATGTCGGTGCGCCGGGGCGTCCTTGAGCGCCACTGCGACCACACGCACGTGCGCATCAAGCTCGAGGTCGCCCATGTCAGGCCGCCGCAGGGACCGCGAACCAATCGAACATGCCGAGTCGCCCCGGCTCCCATCGGTCCATGAAGTCGTGCAGCGTCTTGCACCCGCTCGCCCCGCCAACCATCTGGGGGAACCCCCGAAGGGTGTTGATCGACTCGTCGGTGTACCACTCGAAGTGGTCGTCCCTGGGGCACGTCCAACGGTAGGCCCACGCCACGCCAAAGGCTCTCCCGGCCTCTCGTGCAGCCCTCGCCTCGGACTCCGTGCAGGAGACATAACCCCGGGCCTGCATCTTCGCGTACGCTTGCTCTCTGTCCATGGGCATGGTGATTCCTCACCCGCGCGTGGCGGGTTCCGTGGTTGTGCTCGCGAGCGCGAGCGGAACGCCTTTCGGCATCACGGCGGGGCAACAAAAACTACCGGTCGCAGCGCCAGCGCTTGCGCGCGTACTCCACCGCGCCTTCCTTCGTCCCGTGGACCGGCTCATCCGTCGGCCAGTCCACAACCCTCCCGTCGTCAAGATCGACGGTCCATCTAGTCGCTTGCCAGGTCAACAGCCTGGCTCGCGCGACGCCCGTGGGGCTTCGGTCTCCGCCCCACGCAATTCCGGGTGCCTCCATGTTCAGCCCTCCAGAGAGTAAGACGCCATCCCGGGGAAAAACCCTCGCGGGCCGCTGTCGATTTCTACGTCCTCCACTCGCTGCTGCGCCCAGGGGCTACGTCAATCAGGGAGGGGACGGAGGTCGCGCTCGAAGCTTCCCGTCACGTGGAACGAGGCACGCCACCATCGCATGGCCACGATGTTGCGCAGCTCTCAATCGGCTGGCGGACGCTTCGACCAGTCGCGCAGGCGAGGGAGGCTGCGGGGCGGCGGGCCAGCCAAGGGGAGGGCCAGCGTGGCATTCGTAAATCGCGCGTAGAGGCTCGGGCTCAAGTCCATTCGATACTCGGGCTCGGGTGAGGGTACTCCATCACGCGAACGTCGCCAGCCTGTCTCCGGCGATGTGGCGTCAAGGGCGTCCGAGAACCACTGGTTCAAGGCCGGGTCCAGTGGCGGGGCGTTGTCTTCGCTCATGGCTCTGTCCTATCAGGTCCATCAGGGAGGGAGTGACTACTCAGCGTTGTTCGCCGCCATCTCGTCGTTGAGCAGCGACACCGCCACAGCGAGTCCCAGCTCCGCGAACGCCGCGAGGAACTGCTCTTCTTCGAACAGTCGCACACCGTCAAAATAGACGTCGGCGCCTCCGTCGCGCGGCGCCAGCGTCAGGCGCTCGCACTCGTCGACAACGACGACGGGGACCTCAACCCCCAAGCGGCGAGCAGCCGCCAGACGATGCGATCCCGTCACCCCCTGGTCGCCGATGGCAAGCAGGGGCCTACCCACCCAGCCGTCGACGGCCATGGACGTCGCGATGCGCTCCAGTCGCGCCGCGTCGCGCACCTCGTGCCGGGGAAAGATCTCGAACGGATGCACTTCGACGACGTGATCGCTGTAGTCCATGGTCTACCTCGCGTGTGGTTTGGCGGAACGAAAACTAACAGCATTGCTAGTGATGTCAAGTCCCGGCAGCATCTCTCCGCTTGCGCAGCGCGTCGACCCTCGACTTGAGCGCTCTCCGGTACGACGCGCTGACGTTGCCGCCGTCTTGCTGCTCGGCGTCCCAGACCAGGAGAGCGTCCCACTCGGCGGGGAGGGCCACGTGGCGCACGGTCTGCTCTTCGCGCGCATCCGGGTCCTGTATGGGCGCCAGCTCTTTACCGCGCCGCTGCTGCATGTAGTGGGCCTCGCAGTACCCCTTGGTCTTCGCCCTGCGCTCGCACCGCCATCCACGGCCCATCGCTTTGCACGGTTCCATCTGCGCAGTGTGTGGTGGCGAGGCGGGGGCGGGCAACCCCCGCGAGGCCATCACTTCGACTCTCCGAATGCGCGGACCAACGCGGCGACCGAGTCGGACTGCGCGTTGATTCCGGCCTCCGTGAGCGCCGCTTCGACCCCCGCCCACGCGTCTTTGTGCACGAGCAGACCGATCCACGTGTCGCTCTGCGGGTGGGGCCGGCGCTCCGCCCGACGGATGCTCAGGAGTGCTTGTGCGAGCACGTGACGGTGACGCTCTAGGACGCTGGCTCTTTCGCGAGCCGCTTTGGTCTCCTGGACCAGGTCCATGGCGTCGCGCGTTGTCGGGACGGCGTTTCCCCGACTCTCAACCTTCGGGTAGCGCCTCAAGAGCACGGCTTCGGTCCGCGGCTCGCGGCGATACCAGGCGCCGGCACGAACGCACCAGTAGGGCCAGAGCTTGTTAGGTGCCTGATAGCCAATCAGCACTCTCTCGCCCTTGTCATCGACTCGTATCTGCCCCTCAATGAGCAGTCTTTTCTTTGTCGCCACGTTGTTGCACCTTTCTGAGGTTGGGTTTGCCTCACGGGGGCAGCCGGCGCTATCCCCCTGTGGGGGTATTGGCGGGCCTCTGCTTTAGGGGCAGTGGCGTCCGTGCTCGTCGCACTCCGTCGGCGTGAGGCCGCGAACCGGAGCGATGGCGGACACGTCGGTGGGCGAGAGCAACCCCGTGCCGTCGGCACGCCACCGCTCGCCTTCGACGCGCTGCACCTCGGCACCCTCCGTCACGAGCTTCGCGACGAGCGCGCCACACAGGGTGACTTCACGACTGCCGATCTTGACGGTCCATTTATCATTCCACATACACACCTCGGGCTACGGAGTGAGAGGGCCCGCCCCGAAGGGCGAGCTAGACGGGCTTCGTGTGGTGCGCTTGTAGGGGCCCTCAGTTGCCGCTGAGATGGAAAGGGCAGAAGGTCATGTCAGGGCTCTGGCACTGGCAAATGCCGTCGTATTCGCGAGTGTCTGCCTCCGCTTCCTGGGCCTCATTGTTTTGCTGTGTGTTGGCGGTGGTGATCGAGTCGGTCGTCATACGGTCTCCTACGGCTGGTGTTGCGTTGGGTGCTGCATGGGCCGGATGCGCTCCGGCGGGCGGCTAATGAAACAGACATCCGGGCGCGTGGGTGTGGGCGGTACAAGCAACCTCGCAGAACTCTGTGCGTGACAGGCCGCATCCGCTGCACCGGCCCATGCCTGATTCGTTCTGGACCATCGTTGCTGACATACACGGGGCCACCTCGTGAGGTGGCTCGCGGTCAGGGATGGGGGTGGTAGGGAGGCGAGAGCCGCGACGGCGCATTGGCGTTCTCCAGAGGGGCCCGTGCTGGCGCCCCTGGTAGGTGGTGGGACTACGTCCAGGCAGCCGCTTCGCTGGCGCACTCCTTGATGCGAGCAGGGAGGTCGTACGAGTTCGACGCGTTGACCTTGCTGACCTCCGCTTTGTCCAACGTGTTGCAGGTGCCCACCGTGCGCCACGAGCCGTGGATGCGAATCTGGATTGCGTAGACCATGTGATGATTCCTCGGGGGTGAGGGCCCCGGTGATGAACCGGGGCCCGTTGGTTCAGTTGGTGGTCAGCTCGTTCAGGAGCTTTTGGAGCACTTCGGCGACGTCCGGCTGCTCCCACTTCGTGTGGATTTCGATCATCCCCTCGAGCGTCCGCCTGATTTGGTAGACCTTGAACTCGGGCCGCTCCCGAAAGAATTCCTCCCGCTTCTCTCTCACTTCCTTGAGCTGCTCTGGCGTCGCCACGGCTTCCCCCTTCGTCCGGCGCGGGGTGTTTCCCCGCCGCCGATGAACACCAATCTAACGTCACTGCTAGCGATGTCAAGCGATCCGTGTTCTGCACTTCCTCTGGATGGTCGCGTTGCATCCACGATCTGTGTTCTGTTAGTATCGCGCCATACCCCGATGGAGGTAGGCGCATGAGCGTCCAACTGGCATACGAATCGCAAGGGTCTGAGGTCCGTCGCGTGCTGACAAACGACCGTGGGCAGGTGTATGTCCCCGGCGAGGGCTGGCATCCCGCCCAAGGCGCCGTGACACCTGTTCGCGGACGTCCTGTGTTTGAGCGCTGGTGTGACGTGCCCTCAGCCTGGGTGGGCGAAGCCCCCTACTGGCATTGAGGGCGGCTTTTCGACTCGCTGGCGCCCGATACACTCGGGCGCATGGCGAAAGAATTCAGCGTCACCTGGGACAGCAAATCGTCCGCGTACCTCAAGGAGAAGAAGACGCTGAAGGCGCTCGCCGCGGCAGCGCGCAAGGCTGGCATCGACATGATGCGCGCCGTGCGAGCGGAGGCGAAGCGCGAAACGCGCGAGCGCATTCGCATCCGCGCCGGCTACCTCGCCGCCAAGGCGATGCCGCTGAAGTACCCCAAGACGCGCAAGCTCGACGAGATGGAATGGCGCATGCCGGTGTCCGGGCGTGAAGTCCCTCTCGGTGAGTTCCCTTCACGACAAACGAAGAAGGGCGTCTCGCTCGAGGTGCAGCGCGGAAAGCGCGTGCTCATCAAGGGGGCCTTTCGAGCGCAAGGGGCGAAGCGTCAGCGGCCGGGCGTGTTCAAGCGGCCCGGTAAGAAACGCTACCCGATGGGCCACAAGCTCGGGCTCCGCGTGTCCGACTCCATGCACGACGGGAAGACGCCGACGAAAGCGCTCACGCGCGGGCAAGAGGTGTTCGCGCGTGGCATGACCAGGCTGCTACCGCTCGAGCTTGCGAAGATCAAGTGAGCGCTTCGACGGCGTACGTGGTGATGCCGCGGCCCGTGTCTCTGCGGCGGCGGATGGCGCGGCCCGCGCGGGGCTTGTCTACGAAGCGGCTGATGAACCGCTTGAGATGAATGGGCGCGAGCTGCTCTCGGGCCCCCAGGTGCCCCTGGGCGTCGCGCTGGTTGGCCGTGAGGCAGATGGACCCGGGCGTTCCGTCGGATGACTGGATGACACCCATCCACCAATCGTGGGTGTCATGGTCCGTGTCATGGAGCTCCAACGTCGCGCGGCGCTGCGTCTCGTAGGGGTCCGCGCAGCCCGCCCAGACGAGCGCCCCGCGGACCAGGTCGGACCACGGCCCGAAGCTGCCCCACGAGGGTAGGCGCTGGTCTGGCCGCGATGCGCAGTGGTATGCCCGAAGGATTGTCAGCGCGGCGCTCAGGTACGCCGAGCGGTGCGCGAGGGCATGGAGGTCCGGGTTGGGCCCGTGCTTGAACCCCGTGCGGTCCTGGGGGCGCTCCTCGAGGACGTTGAGGCGCACCATGAGGACGCGGCGCACCGTGGCGCCCTGGGGCTCGATGTTGTTGCCGCTGGCGAGCCACGTGCCCACCACGGGCAGTGGAGGCGCGTCATTGCCGCCGAGCTGCCGGTCGCTCCAGGACGTGGCGGTGATGAGCCTGTCCAGGCTTTCGTCGCCAATGGCCCCATTAACGTCATCGAAGAGGTTGACGGGCGCCGCGCTCTTGACGAACGACGTGAGGCGTTTGCCCCACTCGGCAGGGTCCCGCGGGTTGTACGGACGGATGTCCGCAGAGGCGCCCGTGACGATCCGTCCGATGATGTGCGCGAGGAACGTCTTTCCCGAGCCGGGCACTGCGGCGGAGATGCAGACCAGCGGAGCTGGCGCGTTGCCGATGGCGCTCTTGCACAGGGGGGTAAGGAGCGCGGCGAGCCACGAGGAGAAGTCCGCGGGCGTCAAGAAGTGGAAGTCACAGACGAGGTCACGAAGCTGGGCGACCGCGGCCTGGGCATCGCCCCTCGAGGGCCACTCGGTCACGTCCACCGTGATCTCAGGCTCAAGGTAGAGGCGTGCCTGGGCGTTGTAGCCGCGCTCTTGGAGGATGCTGCCGTCAGCCAAGAACACGGGCGCGGTGGTGATGGCTTCGAGCACGCGCACGCCCTCGTGGCGTCTGCGCGCATGGAGGATCGTGGCGACGTCTTTGGGTGCTGCCTGAGTGACGAGACCCTTGTTTTCGTCGACACGAACGTACTTCGCCGACCGACTCATGAGGTCAACGATGCCCGCGGGCTCCAAGTCATTGATGAACGTGCGCTCGGCGCGCACCACTTCGCAGAGCACGCCGTTCCGCGCGAACACCCGCGGGGCGATGGCCGCGAGCGACTCGTCCGCGACGCGATGGACGTCCGTCGATACGCGAATCTCTCCTTGCTTCGTCGGCTGGGACTCGGCCTTGTACTTCGGCAGGCCGAGCTTCGACGCTGCGAGCCCTGTCCCCGCGGTCAGCTCGCGCGTGATGAGCTCCCGGCGGGCCGGGTCGGCGACTCCCGCGATGATGGGGCGGACCTGCTCGAGCATCGCAAGCATGGGCTCGTCGCCGCCCCCCGCGCTCTGCCAGTCGGACACTACCTTGCGCACCGTCTCCAGTGCGTCAAGGCTTCGCCTGTTGCCGTAGGGCAGGGACCCGTACTTGTCCCCGCGACTGAGCATCACGCGCAGCGAGTCGCCGCCTTCGAGCTCCCAGGGCGGGACGCACGTCTTGTTCCATTCGACCATGAGGGGCCACGCCTCGGCCTCGGTCAAAGCGAAGTCGTGACGCAGCAGCGCGCCAGCTTGGAACGTGTGCAGGCCACCGCCCTGGCCGTCGATGGCGGGGCCGTGCAACTCGAGCGCCTCGCGGGCGGCGTTGAGCACCTCCGGGGAGGCCGCGGGGAAGTAGCCCCGATCCGTCGCCAGAACGCGTCCATGTTCTGTGTTCTGGACATGGCTCAGCCTGCCAAGCAACCACACTGGTGCATCCGCGGGTTCGACTTCCCACGGTGCGCGGCCGGCGACCCAGCGATACATACCCTTGGCGGATCGCGAGGGCGCTACAACGATCTGGCCACCGTCTCCGCGGATGTCGAGCCCCAGGCCCACCCTGCCCGCGCTGTTGGTGACGACGCGGCCTTCGGGCAGAGCGAAGAGGTAGTGCGATCCGCCGCTCCCCGTTGTCGCCTGGGTGGTGACGGGGAGCGGGCCGTGTTCGGCGACGAGCGCCGCGAGGGACACGTCGCCCCCCTTGTCGGGGTCGACGTCCAGAACGAAAAAGCCGGATGTCTCGCCGGTGGCAACGCCGAGGTTGGCGTCCGGCCATTCGCGCCACCATTCGGTAATCGCCGTTTCGTCATTGGTGGCTTCGGCTCCCCACTCCAGGAGGCGCGGGTGCTTGCCAGCGCTGTTGCAGGTGGCACCCTTCGAGCACGAGCACGAGCCATCAGCACGCGCGGAATGCAGGGGCACCACGGCCCAGCCACGGCGAGCGAGGAGTATGGCGGCTTTCACCGCGTCACCCCCACGGTGGCGAGCGCACGATCCACATCATCCACCGAGCGCGCGAGGATGTAGAGGCCGCCGAACATGGCGACGACGCGCCCCATGGTCCTCTGGTCATCGCGCTGCTGACCGCGCTCGTCTTTGCATTCAATCATCAGCATCCGTCCACTCGGAGCAATCAGCCCAACGATGTCTGCGGTGCCTGGCGGATTGAAGCGCACCATGCGAGCGCCCGGGTCCGTCTTGCGGCATGGGCCGTTGTCGTTGAACCAGCCGACGCCAGTGTTGATGCGAGCGATTCGGAGCCGGGGGTGTGCGCCCCACGCGCGCAGGATCGCCGCCTGGATATGCGCCTCTGACTCACGGGGTGCAGACTCCGCACGGCGGGCGCGGCGTGGTTGCACAGTAGCATTCACCTTGCGGTTCCGGCTCTCCATCATCAACCTCAACCTTGAACTCGCGGCGGACCTTGCTGTCCGGCAATGGCGTGTCATGGGTATACGTGATCCAAACCAGGACACCAGCCGCCACCTTGGCCATTTGCTTGTCAAGCTGCGCCGCCCCTGGCACGTCGTAGTCCCGCTTCGGGCCGCGCAACAGGTAGTGCCATTGCTTGCCACCCCAGGGCGCGTCTTCCTGCCACTTCCGAATCAGGACGCCTTCCACCTTGCGACCGAGAGTGTCCCAACGCACCTTGACGGGGGGCTTGTCTGGCCGTGCCGGCTCCGCGTCGGGCGCGGCCTCCGTCGCGCTGGTGAACTCGTACTGCTCCGCTTCGGCGACCGTTTGGATGACGCGCTCGCCGAGCGGTTCGGGCTCTTTCTCGGTGCCACACGACGGACATCGCGCGCCGTCATACATCGCGAGACACTGCGGGCACGTCGAGAGGGACGGCGGGGCCTCGCGCTTGGCGTGCAGCGAGTAGTCTCGGTCCTGGTCGGGAAGCCCGTGCTGACGGATGATGAACGCGTGGTCGTGGATGCGCGCGACGACGCTGGGGTGCTCCGCGTCGACCTTGCGTCCGTCCTCACGCCAGGGGCGGCGCACCCGCCCCATCATCTGGATGGCGCGGGCCAGGGACTTCGTCGGACGCGCGAGCACGCAGCACTTGAGCCGAGGGATGTCGAGGCCCTCGATGCACACGCCCACGTTGGACAGCACACGCGTCTGGCCGGACGCCACGCGACGCATGATGCCCTCCCGCTGAGTGAGCGGCGTGGTGCCATCCAGGTGCTCGGCGCTCACGCCCGCGGAGCGGAAGCGCTCGACAAGCTGGCGCGAGTGCTCGACGGTGACTGCGAACACCACCGTGGAGAGGCGCGCGGAGTGCTTGAGCCACTCCTCAACGATGTTGTCGACGATGAGCGACTGAGACATGGCCGCAGCGGACTGCGCTTCGTTGTAGTCGCCGCCCACCGTCTCGACACCGCTGAGGTCCGGCGCCAGGTAGGAAAATCCGACGTAGTCGCTGAGGTGACGTTGCTCGCGGAGCTCGCGCGGAGTGGCCACGACGACTACAGCGTCGTACGCCCCCGCCAGAGGCTTGCCCGCGAGGCGCCAGGGTGTCGCGGTGACGCCGAGGATGCGCGCGTGGGGGTAGCCCTCGAGGATGCGTGTCCACGTTGCGGCGGTGGAGAGGTGAGCTTCGTCGGGGATGACGATATCAGCGGGCGGAAGCGCGCGGCGCGTGAGTGTCTGGACGCTGGCTACCTGCACGCGAGCCCCAGGAGAGGGAGGCGTGCCAGCGAGGATGAGTCCGTGCCGGACGTCGAACTCGCGCAGGCGCGTTGACGCCTGCTCGACGAGCTCACGACGGTGGGCGAGAATGAGGCTCCGTTTGCCACCCGCGTCGAGCTGCGCCGCCAGGTGGGCGAAGAGAGTCGTCTTGCCAGAGCCGGTGGGGGACACAGCCAGGACGCTCCGCGCGCCTTGTTTGTAGGCGTCGAGGATCTGGCGGATGCCAGTGCGCTGGTACTCGCGGAGCGTCTGGGCGGGCATGAGTTAGATCGAACCGAGGCCGAGGATGACGTGCGTGGAGGCGAGGCCGAAGGCGCCGCCGGGCAGGACGTACACAACCCGCCGCGTCACCGCCCGCATGGTGTACTGGCTCACCTGCGGGTCCCATTCGCGCAAGCAGAGCGTGTCGCCGACTGCAAAGTCTCGGTCATTCTCCCGCAGCTCGAATGACTTCACGCCCGTCATGACGTCCTGGAAGTACGGCGGCCACGTCTTGAGGTCGTGGTGTTTCATGAGCCCACTCCCAGCAGACGTTCAGCGACGATGAGGGCGGCGCCCAGCGCAGCGAGCGCGAGACCACCGAGGAGGTCGTCACGGGTTTCAGCGTCGGCCGTTTGCGCGGCGCCCCAGATGGCGAGCACGATGCCAATGCCCATCATGCGACCCTCCCCTCGTGACAGCAGGCAACCAACGTCTCTACGTCGTAGTGAGGGCCAAAGATGGCCCAGCCCTTGTAAGCGAAGTGCTCACGCGCCTCGTGCTCGACGGCGGTCATCACCGCCATGAACGCGGTCCGAACGATGTCGCTCGGCGTCGCGTCCGGCGAGACGAACCACTTCCGGCCGTGCTGCTCGGCGCCATCAACCAGGAAGCGCACCCGGATGAACGTGGTGCCTTCCTCGTGGTCGACATGAAAGGTCCAGTTCTGAAACGACACATGCGCGAGGGCGTCGCGGACAGCTTGCTCGGAAGTCATCGCGTCACTTCCTCGTCCGGTGGCGTCACCCGGATGTAGCCGCTGCGCGAGGTCGCGCTGTACTCCCACTTGACCCACTGCTCACAGACATCGCACTGCTCGGGCACGTACCTGTCCCCCTTGTGGAGCGGCTCAGCCGGAAGGCGTCCGACACAGCCCGGAGTGGGACAGGCCCGCGTGCGCCACCACCGGGACACCGCGCGCCGGTGGCGGACGCGTAGCAGGAGGGTAGCAAGGAGGCCCAAGAGGCACATGTAGACGGGGGTCATCGCTTCGCCGCCCTCCGTGCCGGGCGCGCGGTGCGCCGGGGCGCGCGCTTCACTACGGCCAGAGGCACCACCGGAGGCGCTGACACGAGCGACAGCGTGTCCGGGTTGCGCTGCTCCTCACGCGCGGCTGCTCGGGTCGCTTTCTGGTCGAGCGCCAGCGCCACGCCGGTCACCACGGAGTTGATGCACACGAGCACCACGAGGCACACGTACGACACCGCCGCGAGCACTGGCACCGAGTGGTCCGCCAGCGTCATGGCGCCCTCGAGCAGCACGACGAATCCCACGGCCTCCGCGCGCGGCCACTGAGACGCGCCGAACGCCGCAGCGCTCCACTTGTAGACCTTGGGGGCGCTGAACAACAGGCAGGCCAGCACGAAGACGGCGGCGAGCCAGCCGCGCCATGTGTCGAGCGCGCCAAGCCCGAAGTGCGAGAAGGCGAACGCAGAGAGCGGGGGCAGGGCGCCCAGAACGGCGCCCCACGTGGCGGCTGTGCGGTTCTGCACCTGAAAGGCCAGGCGCACCTGGTCGGCGATGCTGAGATTCAACGGAGACCTCCGGGGTAGATACGAAAGCGCAGCGGCACCCGACGCGCCCGCCAGAGCGCCCGATGTCTCACGAGGTCATGGCCCCTGTGCTGGCGCCGATGTTGCGCCCCCGGCAAGAGGCGCAGTCGTCGCTTTAACGACGCCTGAAAACGTCGTCGGGACTTACTAAGGGACCTGTCGGGTGCCGCTGCAAGAGATTGCCGGGAGTTGAACCCGAGTCACGCGGCTAGTCGCGAGGGACGCCTGTCCTCAATCTCGAATGTGCCCCGTGTCGCCGGGGCCACGCGTGCAACTCAGTCGCGGGCGTACGTGGCGACGCGCTTGTCATAGGCACCGACGAACTGCGTCAACTTCTTCTCCTGCACCATCTTGCGGAGGTGACGCGCGGCGGTGGCCTTGGCCAGTCCCGTCGCCTCGACGATCTCGTCCGTCGACTTCGGCACCTTGCTGGTCGCCTTCCACACGCTCTCGCGGTTCTCCGCGCCCTGCTCGATCTTGGACTTCATGGGGAGTTCTCCTGTGCTGGTGATTGGTTACGTCGATGGTTGCTGCGGCGGACTGCTCAGAACGGAATGTCGTCGGGCGGGGGCGGCGGGCGCTGCGTCTGGCCGGCGGAGGTGGGGGCCGGGGCGGGCGTGCCGGCGAAGGACCTGACGGGGATCTTCGCGATGATTTCAGCCGGGATTTCCGGCGACGTGTCGACGCCCAGCTTGAACAGCTTCATGCTGCTGCTGTTGGTCGGCACCACCGCGTTATGCGTCATCTTGCAGAGATGCGGATGCCGCCCGTCGAACGGCTTGAGGCCGAAGCCGCCTTCGCTCTCGGGCTTCATCGCCTTCTTGAGCTGACGCTCGAGGTCCAGCGGAGGCGTGATGCTGAACTCGCCGTCCTTGCTGTTCCAAAAGAAATACTCGGTGATTTGCTTCGGGCCCTCTTCGGCCCGGAACGTCTTCGTCTTCGTCTCCTTGCCGAGGTACGTCCCGAAGGCCGAGTCGCCAATCGCCTCGAACTTCTTGAAGGCGATCAAGCCCTCCTTCTTTTCCTCTTCCGTCAGCTCCACCGTGCGCATCGCCATGTGCGGTCTCCTCAGTCGTGCAGAACGCAGATAGCATGATTCGCGTTCTGAGTGCAACCGAACGCGCGATGTGGACTTTGTGTTCTGTCGTGCGTATAAGGCAAGTACACGGACAGGAGATGACATGGCATTCGGCACACTGGCGACTCGCAAGAACGCCAAACTGCGACTGTTGCTCACGGGTACGTCGGGGTCTGGCAAGACCTACAATGCGCTCTTGATTGCAAAGGTTCTTGCCGACGGGCGAGACATTGGACTCGGCGATTCGGAACGAGGCAGCTCGCAGAAGTACGCCGGCATGCCGGGGATGCCGCCCTTCTACGCGAAGGACTTCGAGGAGAAGACGCCCCAAGAGTTCATTGAATTCATCCGGGAGGCAGCGGCAGCGGGAATCTCAGTGTTCATCGGAGACAGCTACTCCCACGCATGGATGAAGGCCCTCGAGATCGTTGACGCGATGGGGGGCAACAAGTTTTCCAACGGATGGAAGCATGTCACGCCCCTCCTCGCTCAGCTCACCGACGCGCTGTTGAGCTATCCCGGGCACGTCATCTGCACGGCGCGTGAGAAGTCCGAGTATGTCGTCGAGAAGGACGAGAAGGGGCGCGCCGTGCCACGCAAGGTGGGCATGGCTCCAGTCCTTCGCGATGGTGCTGACTACGACTTCGACGTGGTGCTGTCCCTCTCACCCGACGGCACGTTTGCAGTGACGAAGACGCGCTGCTCAGCGTTGCGTGACCTGGTGACCGCGCGGGGCAACGCGTTCCGTTGGGCGGACGTCCTCGCTGTCGCCGAACTACTCAAGACGTGGCTGTCCGACGGCGCCCCCGTCAGCCCCCGTGATGTGCTGGCGGACCGTATCCGATTCGCGTCGAGTGTCGATGCGCTCGCCGCCATTGGCCCGGACATCAAGGCCCAGGTCGCCGCCGGGACGTTGGCGCAAGAGGACCGGGAAGCGCTGCTGAAGCTCTACGCCACGCGCAAGGCCGAGCTCACGCAAGCCGCCGAGGTGATGCTGTGAAGGCGCTTCTCGTCTTCGTCGCTGCCAGTTTCTTCGCACTCGCAACGGTCGGGGTGATGCGGGCCATGTGCTGGTTGAGCGGGCTTCCGCCGCACCCCGAAGTGCTCGTGTCGGTCGCCGTCGGGGCTGGCTTCGTCTCGCTGATACCGCTGTGCGTCTACTTCGAGGGTAGGTCATGAGCCGGCGCATGTCGCGCGCCGCGCGCCGCTTCCTCATCGCCACCGTTGCGCGCCGGGTGTGTGAAACGTGTCGGAGCGCTCCGGGCGAAATGCGGGGGTGGCGTGTCGAGTGCGGTCCCTGCCAGTGCAAGCGGGTGGACGGCGAGCGCCGGTTCAGCACCGCCCTGTGCAAGGAGTCCTGACGATGGGACCCGGCGCCGCTCCAGACGAATGTGCGCACTGCGCCGGTGAGATAGGAGCATTCACCTCGCGCTGCACCTGCGGCGAGCCCGAGCAGCCGCGGCGTAGCGGCACCGTCGAGGGCGGTGTCATCCGTCAGCTCTCCGTCAGCCAGGTCGAATCGTTCGACCCGGAACAGGTGGGTGGCTGCCCCCGGCGCTGGTACTTCGAGCGCATCGAAGGGCGTCGGCCCGAGAAGGTCAAGGCCCAGACAGACGGCGACATCGGCCACGCGCTGCTTGCAACGCACCTGACGGGCGGCGCGTTGCCCAAGCGCTCGCGGATGCTCAAAGCCGTCAAGGGAGCCATCGCCACCGGCAAGCTCCCGGCGCCGGGGCCGCACCTGCTTGTCGAGCGGCGATTCGACGGGCAGGGCAAGGCGGCGGACGGAAAGCACCTCCCGCTCGACACGAGCAAGACACTTTGGCTTGGTGGCCTGCCGTGGGACGGGTACGTCGACCTCCGCTACCGACGCGAGAGCGACGGCGTGGTGTGCGTCGTTGACCATAAGTTTTCGAGCGACATCAACCAGTTTGCGAAGTCGAACGGGGCGCTCATTCGCACCGTGCAGATGCCGGTCTACGCGCTCGACTCGCTGCGAATCTGGCCGGACGCAGACCGCTTCCTGCTCGCGCATCACTATGTGAGTCGTCGCGGGGTGGACTCGTTTCCTCGGGGCGAGATCGTCACCGTCGAGCAAATCCACGGGCGCGCCAGGGAGGTCGAGCAACTTGTCGAGCAGATGCAGCAAGTCGCCCGTGCCACCACGCAGGACGACGTTCCACACAACCGCCGCGCGTGTGACGCGTGGATGGGGTGCCCTCACCAATCGATTTGTAAGGCATTTAAGAAAGGAAAAGCCATGGCTGTGTTGGATGACCTGTTGACGGATGAGGACCGCGAGACGTTTGGGTTGCCGCCGAGGGGGGCGCCGAAGGCCGCCACGAACGCGCCCGTTGAGATCATCAGCCAGACCGATGTGACGACCGAAGAAATCCCGTTGGTGCTCGGGGGCGCCGAGCCGCCCGTCCCCCTGCCCGTGGCCAGCACGCCCCAGGCCCAACCCCCGCCCGCGTGCGGTGACTGCGGCGCGGAGCTCACGCCCGAGAACGGCTCGCGTCTCACGTCAGGCGCGTGGAAGCACATCGGGTGCCCGGCGGGGAGCGAGGCCACCGCCCAGCCGACGAAGCGCCGGGGGCGCCCGCCGAAGAAGCAGCCCGAGGCGTGCACTGTCTGCGGAGAGCCGGGCGCGCATACGCTGCCGACCTCGGGTCTCCAAGAGCACGTTGGGTGCAAGGGGCGCCCGGAGGGCGAGTCGCCTCCGTACACGCCCGTGTTGGTCGACGGTCCGCGCCTCGACGGGCACCGCGTGCCTGACGAGACCAGCGCCACGCTTCCGCCGGCCTCCGCGGAGACGACGACAACGAGTGAGCCCACCAGTCCCTCGAGCGAGTTCATCAGCCGCAAGCCGACGGTTGACGTCGCCGAGCGCGCGCGCCTGATCAGTACGCACCCGCTCGCGGGCACCCTGCGCGTGGAACTCGACGTGTCCGGCCGGCTCGCCTCCCTGCTCGAGCGCATCGCCGACGCCCTGGTGAAGCGGTGAGACGCCCTCGGCGCCGACGCTTCGCGCGCCCCACGTGGCGCACTCGGACGCCCGAACCACGCGAGGAACCGACGGAAGCCGAGTCTCAGCTTCGCGAGGGCCTCGGCGAGGGTGGCTCCGGATGCAGTCGGACGCGCCCGCTTTACGAAGTGGAGGACCCGCAACCGTGAGCTCCATCCTCGCCGCGCTGGGGCCCATGCCCAAGACGCTAATCACCATCGACTTCGAGTCGTTCTGGTCGTCGCATTTCCAGATGAAGAAGATGACGACAGAGTCCTACGTTCGGGACCCACGCTTCGAGGTCATTGGCGTTGCCGTCAAGGTGAGCACGCGCCCATCAGTCTGGATGGAAGAGGCGGACTTCCGAGCATGGGCGCGGGGCGTCGACTGGAGCACCGTTGCCGTCCTCCACCATCACGCCCACTTCGACGCCTTTGTGCTCTCCGAGCGGTTCGACATCCGACCCGCGTTCCTCTGCTGCACACTCAGCATGGCGAACGCGCTCCAGGGGCCAGGGCAGGGCGGCAAGCTCGCCGTCCTCGCGGAGCGGTATGGCGTCGGTGTCAAAGGCAAAGAGCTCGATGAGACCCAGGGGAAGCATCGGCGCGACTTCACGCCGGAGGAGTGGTTGCGCTTCGGCGTGTACGCGAACAATGACAACGACTTGGCCCGCGCGCTGTTCGACCTCATGGTCCGGCGGCTCCCCCGTGAGGAGCTCTGGCTCATCGACACGACGGTCCGGATGTTCACCGAGCCGGTGTTTCGCGCGGACCAGGCGGTGCTTGCCGCAGCGGCCGAAGGGGAGCGCGCCCAGAAGCGCAAGCTACTGCTCGGAGTCGCGTCCTCCGCCGGCGTGAAGTTGCCGTCGGGGGCCACGGACGAAGAGGTCGCCGAAGCGGCCGGCGTAGTGCTGCGGTCCGACCCGCAGTTCGCGAACGTGCTTCGCTCCTTCGGAGTAGAGCCCGCGACAAAGCCCAGCAAGAAAAAGGGTGGCGTTGGCTATGCCTTCGCAAAGACAGACCCAGCGATGCAGGCCCTGCTTGAGCATCCCGACGAGAACGTGCGCGCCCTGGCTGAGACGCGCCAGGAAGTGAAGTCGAACATCATTGAGACACGAAGCGAGCGCATCGCCGCGATTGGTCGGCGGGGCGCGGTGCCGTTCTACCTCAAATACTGCGGGGCCCACACGCACCGGTGGTCCGGCGGGGACAAGATGAACCCGCAGAACTTCAACCGGGGCACCGACGAGAACCCGGGCCAGCTTCGCGCGGCCATTCTCTCCCCTCCGGGGTATGTGCTCGTGGTGGCGGACTCCAGTCAGATAGAGGCGCGGAAGACTGGGTGGGTAGGCGGGGAGACTGCCGTTCTAGATACGTTCCGCCGGCTCGACGCGCTCGGGTACAACGAGAAGGGCGAGCCGGTCGGTGACTTCTACTCAGAACGCGGGTCCGTCTATTTCGGTCGGGCGATCACCAAGAAGACGCACCCCGTGGAACGCCAGACATCCAAGGCCATGGAACTCGGTCTCGGGTTCGGCATGGGGTGGTTCGCTTTTTCCGGTTCGCTACTCAAGGGCTTCCTTGGCGCTCCACCTGTGCAGTTCGGCGTCAAAGAGGTCGAGCTGTTCGGTGTGAACGTAGCGCGGTTCGCGTCCGAGCCACTCTGGTGGAACGGCCCGACGGGCGCCGCCGAGGTGGCGCGTTTGCGGGAGAGCGGAGCGCGCCTTCCGAAGGCGAGCGAGGACCAAGCCGGGGCATTCCTGCTTCACTGCGCAGTAACACATCACCTGGTTCGCCTGTATCGCACGAGCAACGCGCGAATCGCAGCGTACTGGGAGACGTGCAAGAAGCTGATTGAAGTTATGGCACAAGAGGGCCCGCCGGACGCTGTTCGTGTGCGTCTTGGCCCTATCGAAGTGATGCACCAAGCGATCCGCAAGCCCAATGGCATGGTGCTCCACTACCCCAAGCTCCACCGCCGGGGCGACGGGTACGTCTACTGGGGGAGCAAGTCAAACCGGATGCAGTGGGTCAAGGTCTACGGAGGCTTGCTGACGGAGAACATCGTCCAGTCGCTCGCGCGCGACGTTGTCGCCGAGCAGGCCCTCTGGGTGCGCGCCGCTGGATGGCACGTTGCCACCACGACGCATGACGAGATTGTCTGCGTTGTCCCCGAGGACCAGGGCGAACGCTGCCTCGCGGACATGCGGCGCATCATGCGTACGCCGCCGGCCTGGTGCGCCGACTTGCCACTCAACGCGACAGGTGCCATCGCCAAGAGCTACGGCGATGCCAAGTGATTTGCGCGCAGAACACGAAATGTGCTATCGGTGTTCGGCAGGTTTGAAGGAGGCGCCCCGATGGATGCACGCCGCGGTGACTGGATTCAGACGTACACCCTCAAGCAGTTCTGGCCTCTGGACCCGCGCCCGGAGGATGTCGACATTCAGGACATCGGGCATGCACTGTCCATGCAGTGCCGCTTCACGGGGCACTGTCACACGTTCTACAGCGTCGCCGAGCACTGCGTTCGTGTGAGTGAGCGGGCCGGCACGTTGATGCAGCAAATCGGCGGCTTCTCCCACGACGTCATGCGTGCCATGCAATGGGGCCTGCTCCACGATGCCGCCGAGGCGTACCTGGTCGACCTCGCCCGACCGGTCAAGCATGACGAGTCCATGGCAGCGTATCGTCGGGCCGAGCGCCAAGTCATGATCGCCGTGCGCGCGAAGTTCGGTCTCGTCGGCGGGCTGCCGGACGAAGTGAAGGACGCCGACAACGACCTCCTGTGGACGGAGGCGCGCGACCTCTTCCCCTCGTGCCACCCGGCGTGGACGTGGCGCGGTGAACCGCTCGCGGAGCGTATCCAACCCATGACTCAGCCCGAAGCCAAGGCGGCGTTTCTCGCCCGGTTCTCGGTCCTGTTCGGTGCGGAGGTCGCACGATGACTGCAAACACCCCCATGTTGCGAAAGCCAAACAAGCCCCGCGCGCTGTGGACTGGCCCGGCGCGGAACGGCCGGTGCTCGGTCCTCTACGAAGGGGGCACCCTGCGTTTCGCCTGGGACAATGTCGGCTGCTGGAAGTCGACGGCGTATCAGCTCGGCACCGCGCTGGCTGAATTGATGGTCAAGCATGTGGCGCTGGAGAAGGAGGAGCAGGATGACCACGGGAGCATTCGCTCCCTCGCGGATTCCGTCCGACGCCTTGAGGAGGAGCGCGACACCCTCCGCGAGCGCGTGGCCACGCTGGAGAAGGAGGCGCAGGCATCCCGTGAGTCGTACCAGCAACACATCAAAGAGAATGCGAAGTACGTACGGCACCTCCAGGCCCGCGCCGACACTGCCGAGGCGCGCGTGAAGGAGTTGGAGGAACACAGCAGACAGCAGACCCAGCGGTGTGAGGACTTGGCGCGCCAGTGTCGCGCGGCCGAACAGCGCGCGGCGGACCTGACGGAGACGCTGGAGCGCAAGCAGATGGCCATCCACGGATTGATGGAGATGGCAGCGGACGCCTCCCAGCCCCCGCCCGCTCCGGCGAAGGAACGGGTCACGCTCGACGCAGCCGTCGCGGACATGCCCCCGTGTGGTGGCTGCGGCATCGCCATGTGTCCAGGGTGCGCCTCGCTCAACGTCGAGCCCACGCGTCTTCGCGGGGCGCCGCCGGCTCAGGCAGACGGTGGCGTCTGGGAGATTCAGCGGCGGATTCCTTCGAAGCCATTCGATGAGCTCTCTACGACAGAGCAAGATGGTCTGCTCTCTGTCTTCCGGGAGGCGCCGGCGGCCGAACTGGATGCCACGCTCGCGGCGGTCAACGCCTTCAGTTTCCGAGACTGCCCCGCCCACTACCGGGACGGAGCAGAGGACGGTGCCGAATGAACTGGCTCAGGCAGTACGGCTACTCCGTCGCGATGCTCATCGGCTGCGCGACCTCCGTGACGTTCGCGTTTGACGTTCCCTTCTATCGCGGCTGCGCCGCAGGGCTCAGCTTCTTCATCCTCGTGGCGGCCTCAGTGCGGCCGTTCTTCGAACGCCACCAGTCGCCGGCCCGACCTGGAATGTCGAACGACTTCCGCCACTGAGGCCGCCATGACCATCGCCTTCCTCGACTTCGAAACTACGGGGTTGGACCCCCAGCGCAACGATCCGATTGAGGTCGCCTGCGTCGTCACCGATGACAGGTTCCGTGAGTTGGGCGCGTTCGAGTCGCTCATCCGTCTGGACTCTGCTGCGGAGTGGGACGCGCCCGCGCTGGAGATGCACAAAGCGTCGGGCTTGTACGAACTCGCGTGCGAGTCGGAGCACGATCTCGACCTCGTACGGTTTCGGCTGGGCGTGTTCCTCGAGCCGTTCTTCGCTGCCGGTCCCGTCAACCTCGGCGGGAACTCGGTGCACTTCGACCGCTCGTTCCTCCGGTTCTTCTGGCCGCAGCTCGAACTCAAGCTCCACCACCGGCACCTGGACGTCAGCTCCATCCGGATGCTCGCCGAGCGCGTGTGTCCGGGCGCGCCGCAGCTCCCCGGCGAGAAGCCCCACCGGGCGATGGCCGACGTCCGGCGCAGTATCGCCGAGCTCCACCACTGGACCGCTGTACTTCGGGGGCAGCCGTGACTGACTTCGTTCGACTCCGATTCAAGAAAGACTTCCAACGCATCGTTGCGATGCGCGAGCGGGAGCAGGCCGAACAGCTCCGCTCGCGGCGGGGAATCCAGATGATCGGGCGGGAGTGTGCCGGGTGCGGCGGCCCGCTGCTAGGGGCCCGCGGCCATGCCGACAACTTCGACCGCTTGTGTATGCGGTGCCGGCCCACGTCTGCGCAGAACGCAGAACGTGGAGCGGTTCTGCCATGAACCCAGTCCACTTTTCGAGCGCATCCGCGGAGTGGGCGACTCCGCGAGACTTGTTCGCCCGGCTCCACGCTGAGCACGAATTCACGCTCGACGTCTGCGCGACAGAAGAGAACACCGTCCTGCCACGCTTCTACACGCGCAATGACAACGGGCTCGCGCAGGACTGGGCCGGTGAGAGGTGTTGGATGAACCCGCCGTACGGCACCGCGAAGCATGCGTGCAAGCCGGACTGCGCGAAGAAGGCGTGCGAGAAGCGGGGGCAGCACATCCCCGAGTACGTCCCGGGCATCCAAGACTGGGTCGAGAAAGCCGCGACGTGCGGCTCTCTCGTGGTGGCGCTCCTGCCCGCGCGTACAGACACGCGTTGGTGGCACCGCCACATCTGGGACGTGGACCGCGACGCCCCGCGGCCAGGTGTTCGCGTGAAGTTCTTCCGGGGCCGGTTGAAGTTCGGCGGACGCAAGACGGGCGCGCCGTTCCCATCCGCGCTGGTGACGTTCGGAGTGCAGTCATGATGCGCCTCAAGAGGATTGCTGGTTGGGGAGCGGTGGCAGGTGCCTCGCTCGCCGTTGCCGACTGCGTCCCTGGAATCATCGGAGACGTTGCTCCTGTGTTTTTCGTCGCCGCCGTGTTGCTGGCGCTGCGGGAGATTCTGTCGTGAGGTACGGCTCTGTCTGCTCGGGTATCGAAGCGGCGACCGTCGCATGGCACCCGCTCGGCTGGGAGCCCGCTTGGTTCGCGGAGATCGACGCTTTCCCCTCGCGCGTGCTCGCGCACCACTACCCGCAGGTGCCCAATCATGGAGACTTCACCGGAATCGGCGCCGACGCTGGCCCCATTGACCTCCTCGTCGGAGGCACGCCCTGTCAGGCATTCAGCATCGCCGGACTCCGAGAGGGGCTCGACGACGAACGCGGGAACCTCGCGCTTGAGTATTGCCGACTTGCTGCTCGTCTTCGGCCGCGCTGGCTTGTCTGGGAAAATGTCCCCGGTGTCCTTTCCTCATGGTCCGGCGCTCAGCCGCCGAGTGAGTTACAGCCTGGGGAGCGATGGGAAGGTGAAGAAAAAAGTGATTTCGGGTGTTTCGTCAACGCCCTGGTTGAACTCGGGTATGGCATCGCCTACCGAGTGCTGGACGCTCAGTTCTGTGGAGTTCCACAGCGCCGCCGTCGAGTCTTCATTGTCGGATATCTTGGAGACTGGCGACGTGCCGCAGGTGTACTTTTTGAGTCCGAGAGCTTGCGCGGGAATTCTCCGACGCGCCGCGAAGCGGGGGCGGAAGCTCCCCGAGGCGTTGCGGTTAGCGTTGGAGGCCACGTCGCTCACACCCTGAGGGGCGAAGGCTTTGACGCCAGCGAGGATGGCACCGGTCGCGGCAACGATTGGCGTGCCGCGACCGGTTCTCCAATTCCCTTCGACACGACGCAAATCACCAGTAGGACGAACAGGGCCCACCCCAAAGCGGGTGACACGGGTCACCCGCTGGCGGCTCAGGCACATCCACCGGCCATCGTCTTTCACCTCACACAGGACCCCATCAGTAGCAGGCGCGTCGCGCCTGCTATGAGCGCGGGCAACGGGCAGGGGTGCAGCACGTTGGGCGTGGCCTACGGTCGGAACAACACGTCGGGTCCGATTCCGACGGCCGGTGCCCTCACCGCGAAGGGGGGCACCGGCCGTATGGACTTCGAGACTGAGACGTTCATTCTCCAGCACCAGGCCCGCAGGCTCACGCCGCGAGAGTGCGAGCGCCTCCAGGGCTTCCCTGACGATTACACAGCCATTCCCGGCGCTGCGGACGGCCCGCGCTACAAAGCCCTCGGCAACTCCATGGCCGTCCCAGTAATGCGTTGGATTGGCCAACGTATCCAGCGCATCGAGCGAATCGTGTCGGGGGTGAGGTGATGCCTCGCATCCGGAACAGAGCTAGGTCTCGAAACCGTAGGCGGCTCCGCGCCGTGCTGTTCGCGACACTCGGTAGCCGGTGTGGCATCCGCTCCGACGCGTGCGCTGGTGAGCTCACCGCGGACAAGTTCGAGGTGCACCACGAGGACGGCTGCACTTGGGACCAGCGCAGCGTCAACGCGGAGACGCGGCTGTATCGCTACCTGCGCGAGCTGCGCCAGGGCGTTCGTCTCGCGGCGGCGTGCAGGCCGTGCAACGGAGCACTGAATCAGGCCACATACGGAACGAGGGAAGAGAGGGAAGCGGCATGAGCAAGGCACCATGGCGACGCATGCGCTCGTGGAAAGGCGGGTGGGTTGAGGGAGTCGCAACCGAACTCCGGCTGGAGTGTCACGATACTGGGCGCCCGCCCCAGTACGAGGGCGAAATCAACACATGCCGTGCCGGTTGTGTGTGCGATCAAGGCGAACTCCGTACAGACGCCGCGCGGTTGATGAAGCAGTCCGCTCTCGGCATTCGGCTCGCCCGCCGGTCCGACGGGTCATGCACCCCGGTCGGCGAGGTCGCTGTCGGCGGCGAGGATAACCGCGTCCATGTGCCACCGCGCTCTCCGCTACCGCGCATGCCGAAGGCGCTGACGCTCGCGTGGTTTTTGGCCAACGGGTGGGAGGGCTCGACGGTTGAGCGGCGCGGGATCGAAGTGAAGCTGGTTCATCCGTCGGGTGCGCAGATGAGGCTGCGCGCCACCGCGCTGGGGGATGTGACATGACCCTCGAGGAGTCCATCGCGGAGGCGGTGCGCGCCGCCGTTGCTCCGCTCGCCACCGAGGTGAAGCGCCTCGCCGCCGAAGTGGATCGGCTCCGGCGTGCGATGCCCGCACAACTCGTCACCGCACGCCGCGCCGCTGAAGTGCTCGGCGTCAACGAGCGCACCGTTCGGCGTCGCATCCAGGACGGGACCATTCCAGCCAGGCAGGTGGGCAAGCGACTCCTTGTAGACCTGGCCGCCGTCAGCCACGCGCCAACGGAAGACGAAGTCAACCGGTTGGTTGAACAGATCGCAAAGTGCACATAATGTGATCTGATGGGAAAGACCCCGAGGAAGAGGCAGTACGGAAGTGGCAGCATCGTCCCCCCCGTAAGACCCGGTGGAACGTGGGCGATCCGTGTCCGCGTCGGCAAGAAGCGGCACTATCAAGGCGGGATACCAACGCGTGAGCTCGCGACACAGGCGCTCGCGAAGTACCAAGCAGAAGGCGCGGCCGAAGAATTGGGTTTGCCGCGAGCGAAGGCGTCCTCCAGCCCTATCGAAGACTACGCGCCCGCGTTCCTCGCGCGACGTAAACTCACTCACGAGGCATGGAAGCTAGACGCCCAACGATGGAACCGGCATGTGGGCCCGTTCTTCGGACGCTTCGATCCCACCAAGGTCGATGCGGGACTGATTCGTAGATTCATTGAAGAGAAGTTGACGGCGAAACTCTCACCGTCGTCTATCCGAACCTATATTGGGCTCCTCTCGAGCCTGTTTGAGGAACTCGTAGAGGATAAGATTTGTGATAAGAACCCAGCGCGCGGTCTGCCGCAACGAATCACAAGGATGTTGGTGCCCACGTACGACCCGCGGACCACGCCGTTTGTCGAGCGCTTGTCCGACGTCCGGCGCATCTTCGCGCTACTCGAGAAGCCACTCAACATCGCATACGCGATTGGAGCGTTCGGCGGCCTCCGGACGTCGGAAGTCTTCGGTCTGCGGTGGCGAAGCGTTGACCTCGAGGCGCGGCGCATTCACGTCCGTGAGCAGCGCGGCAGGAAGTGGGATGGTTCGCCGAAGCAACTCAAGGACAAAGACAGCAGGGTGGTTCCAATCCTCGACGCGCTCTTGCCAGTCCTGACCCGCTGGAAGCTCGAGACGGGGGGAGCGAGCGACGTCACCGTGATCCCTGCCCTTCGGTCAGACGGTAGTTGGATCGGGACAAACACTCCTGGGCCCAAGCTCCGTGCGGTACTGAAAGAGCTCGGGCTCGCCCGCCCTGGTCTCGGTTGGTATGAGGCCACGCGTCACACCTTCGCGAGCCAGTGGGTCATGAACGGCGGGACTATCGAGAAGCTCAGGGAGATTCTCGGACACTCGACGGTCGCCATCACGGAGCGCTACGCCCATCTCCGGGTTGACCTCTTCAGCCCGGCGGACCTTGAGCGGATCCCGGGCGATCTGGTTGACACCCCTGCTCCGCTCGTGCCGCTGGTCGGCACCAAGGTGGTTCGGTGA